CGGAATATAGCGCAGCCCGGTAGCGCACCTGCCTTGGGAGCAGGGGGCCGCAAGTTCAAATCTTGCTATTCCGACCATTGAAGTGCGGGAATAGCTCAGTTGGTAGAGCGTCAGCCTTCCAAGCTGAATGTCGCGAGTTCGACCCTCGTTTCCCGCTCCAAAAAAACTTATAATGGTGACCGTAGTTCAGTTGGTAGAGCGCCAGTTTGTGGCACTGGTTGTCGCGGGTTCGATCCCCGTCGGTCACCCCATTTGCGTCATTAGCTCAGTTGGTAGAGCACACGACTTTTAATCGTGTTGTCACAAGTTCAAATCTTGTATGACGCACCATTTTTTTGCGGGGATGGCGGAATTGGCAGACGCGCTAGACTTAGGATCTAGTGTCCCAGACGTGAGAGTTCAAGTCTCTCTCTCCGCACCACGCTCATTGGACTTATTCCAATCTAAAACAATTAAATATGGGGATATAGCTCAGTTTGGGAGAGCGACGCACTTGCACTGCGTAGGTCAGCGGTTCGATCCCGCTTATCTCCACCATTAATGCCTAGGTAGCTCAGTTGGCTAGAGCATACGGTTCATACCCGTACGGTCGATGGTTCGAATCCATTCCTAGGCACCATTTTATTTAATAAGATTTTATAAAATTCTAAAGGTGCTAAAAATCGTAAGTTTTAAAAGTTAAAAACTTAATAAAGTTTTATAAATATCTATAAAATATAAAAATTACAACAGACAAAAAACAGACAAAGTTAAAAGAGATTCAATTAAGAATCTCTTATTTTTTTTACAAGTTATTTAATTTATCCAAAACTTCTAATTTTTTCTCTTTCATGACATGAGTATAAATATCCATTGTTGTAGCTATATCACCATGTCCTAGCAAGACCTGAACTGTTTTGATTGGTATATCCATCTCAAATAGTCTAGTAGCATAGCTATGTCTTATTGAGTGAAAACTTCTATGAGGTATATTTAATTTTTTACATATTGAAGCTATCCTTCTCTGAGGCTTTTTTGGCTCAATAGGCTTACCTAGATTAGAAAAGATTAAATTACCTTGACGAGGGATATCTTTTAACAGCTCCTGGACCTTATCTGGTAATGGGATTTCTCTTGCACTGTTTTTAGTTTTCAACTCTTTAAATGTATAAGTTAATTTTCTGTCATCTACTTTATCCACATCTACATTTCTTCTATACTGTCTAGTAATTTTAACCATATTATCCTTAATATCGCTCCACTGTAGCCCTAAAACTTCTCCAAGCCTTAGCCCTGTGTAAAATGTAAAGTAAATTAAGCAGTCAACAATATCTCTTTTGTCTAAAGTTTTAAGAACCATTTCCTGCTCTTGCTTAGAAAATACATTTATATTTTCTTTTTTAGTTATTTTCTGTAATGTTACTCCAGGACAAAAATCTTTCATCATAATCCCTTGTATGATTGCAAACTTTATACAAGAGTGGATTTGGATATAAGTCTTTTTTATGGTATTAGCGGTAAAGTCTTTTTGCAACTCATTGAAGTATTGCTGCAAGTCCTTTAAAGTTATTTGATTAGCCTTTTTTCTAGCAATAGAATAATTCATTAATCTTAATCTATAGCTTGCCTCGTATTCATAAAAAGTATTGGGGCTAACTTCTATCTTTTTAAAATTAAAGATCCAGTCTTTAAAAAGTTCTCCAAAAATGATATCAGAATTGGATAAACTATTAGTTTTAGCTTGGTATTTAGCAGTATTCATTTTATCAAGTACCACAGACTTTTTATAACTACCAAAACTTTTTCTAATCTGCTTACCATTGCTATCCCAACCAACAGTGATGTTAGCTTTATAATATGTTTTGCCATTTCTTATAACAGTAGAGATAGTACCTTCTCCATTAGCTTTTCTACCTGCCATACAAAATCACACTCCTTTCAAATTGCATAAAAAGCAAGAGTGTGCTATAATCTAATTACGAATCAAAAAGATATAACCACTCTTTTTAGCCCCTACAGTGATACCGCGAATATCACTGCTGGGGTATTTTTTTATATTTTTTTAATTAATTCTATGAAGTTATTCCACCTATTTACACACAATTTTGCATGTAAATGCTTGTCTGATTCACGAATCTTTTCTTTAAAATGACTTATCAGTTTTTCGTGTCTGTTACAAGAGTAGTATTCTGTGAATTTCTTTAAATGCTTTAAACAAATTTTACTGGTTTCATCACTCATATCAAAACACGATTTAAAAAGTTCTATTGATAATGGTTTTCTTTTATGAAAACCTAAATAAAGAGCGATAGGTAACGGAGAACTACAGTGCCTCGCAAAACAATTAGCTTCTTTCTCTAGTGTGTCCTCGTATTCTTGAGGATCTGTAAAAAAATTTTTTACACATTCGCATTCATCAAAATGCTTTAGAAAAAAATGCCCTAATTCATGGAAAATTGTCCATCTAATTCTAGCAGGCGGTTTCTTTTCATTAAAGAAAATATTGTAGGTATCACCTATTAAAGTAGTAAATCCTTCATTACTAGGAAAGGCATCCAGCATCTGTTTTTCTGTCATACCTTCATAGCTTTCAATCCTTTTTAACTTTTCCATGCATTCTTTATAGGAATAAATCTGTACATTATCTAATTTTTTTATAATCTTAAAAGGATCCACTGGCAATGCACCATCTGAGTAATTTATTAAAACCTCATAAGCTTGAGCTTGAGATTTATCGTATAAAACTTTATTATCTATCCTTACCACAAACATAACCTCTTTATTCTTCTTCATTCAATGATTTCATGAAGTTTTTCATCATTGATTTGAAAAGTTTTTTCTTGTCTTCTGATAACTTATTATAATCTCTAGCAACCATTTTAAAATCATCATCTGATTTATCTAAATCTGCTTCATAATTCTTTTCTCTCTTATTTTTTAAATCTTCTTGGAATCTATTTTTTATGTTAGATCTACCTGTAAGATAGTCCATATCCACATTAAAATAATCACATAATTCTTCTAATAGTTCATAGCTTGGTTTTCTCCTACCTTGTTCATACATTCCTATGGCACTTGGAGATATATTTAATTCTTCTGCTAACTGGCTTTGTGTAAGATTTTTTTCATTTCTTAAACTTATAATTCTATCTTTTATTTCAGCCATTAATATCACCCCTTAACAATATTATATACAATGCGTGTAAAAAGTCAAGAAAATTTTTACACAAAAAGTGTTGACAAAAATTTTAAAGCATGATACACTTATTGTGTGAAAGTTAAATAAAATAAATTTACATTTTTGAAATTGTTCTTTAATTGAACCTTATTTTTAGACTTTATTTACTTTACATGAAAATGATATTTTTTTTAAAATTTAACTACACTTTAAGTATAGTGAAAAAGGGAGGTGTTATTATGACTATAGGGGAAAAATTGAAACAATTAAGAGGCGACAAAAAAACTAAAGATGTTGCTAAAGATCTAAACGTAACCGTCTCTGCGTTATCTAACTATGAAAACGATTATAGAGTGCCTAGAGATGAAATCAAGAAAAAAATAGCCGATTACTATAAAAAATCAGTAGAAGAGATATTTTTTTAAACCTATTCTACACTTTAAGTATAGGGAATTTAGCTAGTAAAATTTTGAAACTATCTAGTAAATTTTGAAACTATCTAGTAAAAATTGTAAAAACTGAGAAAAGAATTGAAAATAAAGAAAAATTTGCTTTCTAGTAGATTTTCGAAATTATCTAGTAAGTTACAAGAGCAGTTAATTTAAAAAATAAAAATTAAAAAAGGAGGATTTATATGAGAATACACAAAAAAATTAAAGTTGACTTAGAAAAAATAAAGGATGTGCTAAAACACGATGATTTGATAGAAAGAGCTCTAGCTCTTATAGAAGATTACAACACATACGAAAGCACAGATATAGAATTTACTTTTTCTTGGAACTTAAATAAGTGTAGAGAATGGGGATATGACTATGGAGGAGATGTAGAATATTTTGATAAATTTTTTGTTGAAATTTTAGAAATGAAAGAATTTGTAAAAAAAGCATATGATAACAAGACTGCTCAAAAATATTATTTTTATGAAGATTAAGGAGGATATGAAAATGAAAAAAATAAAAAATATATTTGGAATTTTCAGGCACAAAGCCAGTAGACCGATTGCTTTTAAAGAGCTATTCGGGATTAATCAGCTTAGTGCTTGCGACAGAGACGGAAGCTGGGACAGTTATGACTTTGTCGGTACTCTAGATGAAGTTAATAACTATGAAAAAACTTGGTGTTCTCAAGGATCTAATGGCTTCGGATTCTTGGGAGTTGAAACTGTAAAAGGTTTTAAGGGGCAATTTAAGTACTGTGGAAAATAGGAGTGCAAATATGCTAAATAACAAAATCTTGGATAAATATTGGGGTAGAGCAGAGTTAAAAGGACTGAGCTTAAAAAGAGCATTAGCTATTATTCAACTAATGGAACTTTGGGAGGGAGAAAATGACTAGAAGCGAAATAGCTGCAAGAGAACTTTTAAAAGAAAGTAAAAAAGCAACTCTTTTAGATGTAATTAAGTATAAAGTTGTGTGGTTATTTAAAGTCATTTTTGGGGCGTACATGAAATACGTAGAGTTGTATGACTTTGAAGGGCTTATATGGGAGGAAGATGCAGAATGGGAGTCGTAAAAGGAAAGCTATCAGTAAAAGAAATTGTGTTTAAAAATCACAGAATAGTTATAACTTTTAACAATATAACTAATGAGTATCTAGGGTATGTAGTTATGAATAAAGGAGATGATATCTGTTGAGTTTTGATAACTCCAGAAATAAAACATTTCATAGATGCTGACGGCAATGAGCTTATAGGTTTTAAATCTGATGATGTTAGATGCAACAATTTTACATACTACGAAAATGCTCTAATGGATATCGTTATACAACTTACAGCAAAAATTAACTAGAAAGGAGAGATTAAGATGTCAGAAAAGATGATGTTGACGATGCCAGAAGCAGCAAAATTAACTGGTATAGGGCTACAAAAATTAAAACAGATCGCTAGAGAATACTCAGATTTCCCTTACATAAAAATAGGGGTTAAACACTTAGTAATCAAAGAAAAACTCCCTGATTGGTTTATGAAGCACAAGGGAGAAGATTTATGAAGAAACTAGCAATAGTATTAGCAAGTATATTAGTTATATATAAAAGAAAAACATCTGTAGTAAGTGACCAAACAAATACAGATGTCTCAAGAAAAAATATTTAGGTAACATATTTTACTTAAATTATACATTAAAAAATTTAAGATTTCAAGGAGAAGAAATGAATATAAATGATTACAATTCTAAAAACACGGGAAAGCAAGTTCTAGTTTTGGGAGAAGACGATATAAAAGTTTTAAATCATTTTGCTAGTATTGCTAAAAGTGGAGAACTTAAAGGACTGATAGTTGCTGGAAAGTATGTTGGATTTACTGACACATATAGACTTGCATCTATTAAAGATACTCATGAAGATTTACCTGGAACCAATACAGGTAATGCTCTTATGTATGATGTGCTAGATGTGTTGAAAAAAGCTAAATCTTTAGCAGTACTTAAAGATGGGAAACTTGCAATTCAAGTAGGTGTTGAAGTAACAGAATATGAGCCTATGAAAGATGTGAAAGTTCCAAATATTGCTACAGTTAGAGAAGGATTAGATTATGAAACTTATACTGAAGCATTTCCTTCAGTAAATTTTGCCGAAAACGTAGTTTGGAAGATGTTAAAAACTCCAGCTGGACAAGAGCGTTACAAAAAATACTTTAAGTTTGAAAGTGGAAAAGTAATAGTTGAAGCTTATCCAAATGAAAACTCTAAGTTATTTTTAGAGATATTAGAGCTAAAGAAAGATAGAACAAGTTTAGTAACTAATCTTGATTGTAAATACTTAGACTTGTGGTTTAAATGGACTAAAAATAGTAAGTTTGATTTAGCAATAGGAAAAAACAGTAACTGTGCTGTTAAGTTTAGTAAAGATAAGGTTGACTATATTGTTATGCCTTTATCGATGATGGAATAAGGAGTTGGTTAAATGTTCTTAATAGACGGAAATTATTTTGAATTAGTTTTAGAAGACGGAGATATTGCTGTTCTATCAAACGTTGTAACGGGTGAGTCTCTAACTATGAATATTAAAGAACTTTGGAATTATGCAATATAAAGGAGGTGTTCAGTATGCTGAGAATAAATAAAAAGTCTGTTGCGACTACCACATCAGCAACAGACAAATATACACACTTTAATGATAAGATACCACAAATTAATAAAAAATGCAAATAGGAGGATATAAAAATGGTAAAAGTAGAATTTACTGGAAGTGTTGAAGAAGTTAGCAAAGAAATATTAGATTTTGTAAGAGGAAACTATATAAATCTAGCTGAAAATATAGCTCTCCCAAAATCAGATACAGAAAAAGCAATTAAAAGGGCAATAGATAATGCTTCTGCTAAAAAAGAAGCTGTTAAAAATGTAGAAGAAGCTCCTGCTCAAAAACTACCAATAGCACCAGCTAAAAAAGAAGAAGCACCTGTAGCTGTAGCAACTCCTTTACCTACTAAGACAGCTGAGTATACTGCAGATGATTTACAAAGAATAGCAGCTGCTTGGATAGCGAAAGACATCGAAAATAACAGAAAAACTATGAAAGATTTGTTAGGTAAATTTGGAGTTAAAGCTATAACTGTTCTGCCTCAAGAAAGTTATGGAGCTTTTGTTCAAGAACTTAAAAATTTAGGAGTTGATATTTAATGGCACATGCCCTATTAGGACCTTCTAGTGCATCAAGGTGGATGGCTTGTCCACCTTCTGTAAGACTCTGTGAACAATTTGAAGATGTAGAGAGTGAATATGCAAAAGAAGGAAGCCTAGCACATGAGATAGCAGAGTTAAAAGTGAAAAAGTTAATAGATCCTGGTTTAACTTCTAGGAAATTTACTTCAGCTATGAAGAAGTTAAAAGAAAAAGAGTTGTACCAGGAAGAAATGCAAGGTTACACAGATGAGTATGTAGAGTTTATACAAGAACAGATGTACAGTTACGAAACTACTCCATATATCTCTGTTGAACAAAAAGTAGATTTCTCACAATATGTTCCTGGTGGATTTGGTACAGCTGACTGTATTCTAATCTCTAATGATACCTTACATGTTATAGATTTTAAATATGGAAAAGGTGTTCCTGTAAGTGTTGAAAATAATGCTCAGTTACTTCTGTATGCATTAGGAGCATATCTCGCTTATGAAATGATATTCCCTATAGAGCACATTAAAATGTCAATCGTACAGCCAAGATTAACAGGCATAGACACTTGGGAATGTAGTCTCGATTATTTACTAACCTTTGCTAAGAAAGCTCAAGAAAAGGCTGTAATGGCTTTAAATGGCGAGGGTGATTTTGAGTGTGGAGAACACTGTAAATTTTGTAAAGCTAAAGCTACCTGTAAAGAGAGAGCTAATGCTAATTTAGAACTTGCGAAATATGATTTTAAAGCTGCAGACCAATTATCTTTAGAAGAAATTGGAGAAATTCTGCAGAAGGCTCAAGACTTAGCTAAATGGGCAGAAGATTTAAAAGAGTATGCATTAGCAGAAAGTTTAAAAGGAAATAATGTTCCTGGTTGGAAGGCTGTTAATGGTAGAGGTAGTAGAAGTTTTAAAAACACAGATGATGCTATAAAAGTACTTAAAGAAAATGGGATCGCAGAAGAACTGCTGTATGAAAGAAAGTACTTAACATTAGCTCAGATGGAAAAAGTAATAGGTAAAAAAGATTTTAATAATCTAGTTGGAACTTTAATAGTTATGAATGTAGGGAAGCCAACTCTTGTAGATGCATCTGATAAAAGAGAAGCTATAACAAACAAGATAAAGGCAGAAGATGAATTTAGTGTAGTTGATGATATTAATAATTTATAAAAGGAGAAGTGATATTTATGGCAAATGATACTAGAGTAATGACAGGGAAAGTAAGATTAAGTTATGTGCATTTATTTAAACCTTATGCAGCAGAAAAAGGGCAAGAAGAAAAGTACAGTTGTACAATTCTAGTTCCAAAAACTGATGTACAAACTAAGATGAAACTTGATGCCGCAATAAATGCTGCGATAGAAAAAGGAATTAGCAGTGTGTGGAATGGAGTTAAACCTCCAAAACCAACTATCCCTATATATGATGGAGATGGAGTAAGACCTTCTGATGGTCAAGAGTTTGGGCCCGAATGTAAAGGGCATTGGGTGTTTACAGCAAGTGCAAAAATTGATTATCAACCAGGAATAGTTGATGTAAGAGCTCAGCCAATTCTTAATCAATCAGAAGTTTATTCAGGAATTTATGCGAGAGTATCAGTGAACTTTTTCCCTTATGCAGTAAGTGGTAAAAAAGGAATAGGTTGTGGTCTAGGTAACGTGCAAAAGTTAATGGATGGAGAACCTTTATCAGCTGTAGGAATTAAAGCAGAAAATGAATTTGATGAGGTTGAAATAGATCCAGTTACTGGAGAACCATTATTATAGAAAAAACTTATAAGAAGGGCAGTTTTAATACTGCCTTTCAATTTCAAAAAAGGAGCGATTATGAGAACTTTAAATATAGATATAGAAACATTTAGCTCTGTAGACATAGGAAAATCAGGTGCTTATAAGTATGCAATGAGTGATGATTTTCAGATACTTCTATTCGCTTATTCTATTGATGGCCAAGATGTAAAAATAATAGACCTTGCACAAGGTGAATCTATTCCTGAAGAAGTATTAGCTCTTTTAAAAGATGAAACTTGTATTAAGTATGCTTATAATGCTGTGTTTGAGTGGTGGTGTTTGAATATGGCTGGAATAGAAACTCCTTTAGAACAATGGCAATGTACTATGGTTCACGGTCTTTATTGTGGATATACTGCAGGTCTTGCTGCAATAGGTAATGCAATGGGTTTACCACAAGATAAGAAAAAATTAACTACTGGTAGTGCTTTAATAAGATACTTCTGTATACCTTGTAATCCTACTAAAAGTAATGGGAACAGAACTAGAAACTTGCCTCAACATGCTCCAGAAAAATGGGAGCTATTTAAAGAATACTGTATACAAGACGTAGTTACTGAAATGGAGATAGGTAGAAGATTAAGTGCTTTTCCTGTTCCTGAAAGAGAGTGGAAGCTTTGGGTGTTAGATACATTCATGAATGCATACGGAGTAAGAGTTGATAGTGAGTTAGTCAATGGTGCTCTGTATATAGACGCATTATCCAGGGCTAATTTACTAGAAGAAGCAAGAGATATAACTAAACTAGATAATCCTAACTCTGCTAAGCAACTATTAGAGTGGTTAGAAGAAGCAGGAGAAGAAGTTGAGAATTTACAAAAAGCTACGGTAGGAAAAATGATAGATACTCTAGATGATGGAAAAGCTAAAAGAGTTTTAGAGATAAGACAAGAACTTTCTAAGACATCTGTTAAGAAGTATAAAGCTATGGACGAAGCCATGTGCAAAGATGAGAGAGTAAGAGGACTATTGCAGTTCTATGGAGCCAACAGGACTGGGAGATATGCTGGAAGATTAGTTCAAGTACAGAACCTACCTCGTAACTATATAGAAACTTTAGATGTAGCTAGAGATGTTATTAAAAAAGGTGATGGTGAACTTTTAGAAATGCTTTATGGAAATATACCTGATACCTTATCTCAGTTAATAAGAACAGCATTTATCCCTTCTGAAGGTAATCACTTTGTGGTATCAGACTTCTCGGCAATAGAGGCAAGAGTCATAGCTTGGCTTGCTGGAGAAGAGTGGAGAATGGAAGTATTCAAAACTCATGGAAAAATCTATGAAGCCTCTGCATCTCAAATGTTTGGAGTGCCAATAAACACCATAGCAAAAGGTGAAGAAAACTATCATCTTAGAGCTAAAGGAAAAGTTGCTGAACTTGCTCTGGGATATCAAGGTAGTGTTGGAGCCTTAACTGCTATGGGTGCAGCTGATATGGGACTGACTGATGAAGAAATGAAAGACATTGTAGACAGATGGAGAAAATCATCAAAAAGAATTGTGGAGTTGTGGTATGCATTAGAGAATGCTGCAGTTGAAGTTTTAGAAACTGGAGAACCGCAGATAGTTAAATGTGTAAAGTTAGCTAAAGAGTACGATTTTATTTATGGCCAAGACTTTTTCACAATAGAATTACCAAGTGGCAGAAAACTTTTCTATCCAAAGCCATTCTTAAAAGAAAATCAATTTGGCCAAATGCAGATGCATTACATGGGTATTAATCAAACATCTAAGAAGTGGGAAGTTATCCCAACTTATGGTGGAAAATTAACGGAAAATATTGTACAAGCTATAGCAAGAGACTGCTTAGCTGAAACTTTGTTAAGAGTAAAAGCTAAAGGTTGGCCAATAGTATTTCATGTTCATGATGAGGTAATTCTGGACGTTCCAAAGTCTGTGGAATTAGAGGAAGTTATAAAAACTATGACTGAAGAAATAAGTTGGGCTAAAGGATTAATATTAAATGCTGCTGGATTTACTGGTAGTTATTATATGAAAGATTAGGAGGAAATTATGCATATAGGAAGAAAAATTAAAAAATTTAGAGATGAAAATAAAATATCACAAACAGAATTTGCTGAAAAAATAGGTGTTACTCAAGGCTTTCTATCATACGTAGAAAATGGGAGACTTAATATAGAAAGTCCTTCTCTTGAAAAGAAAATACTAATTGCTATCGGTGAAGCTCCAGGTGAAGATTTAAAAAAGGATTTTGAAAAGAATGTAGAGCTTGCTAGTGATAATGTTCACTCACCAAAGCATTACATGATACCAGGTTGTAATTTTGAAAGCATTGATATTATTAGACAAAGATTAGGAGATGTAGGATTCATGTTCTTTTTAGAAGGAAATGTATCCAAATACTTAATCAGAGCAGAAAAGAAAAATGGTAAAGAAGATTATGAAAAAGCCAAGAAATATTTAAGCTGGTTAGTTGATATGCAAAAAGTAATTCCACATGAATTGGCTTTTAATTCAAAAGAAAAAATTGCTGAAAGTTGTGGTACTGATTGGCTTAATATTATAAGTGGAATATCTACAGATATGAAAACAAAAAAAGCTTTGATTTTAAATGAAGTTTTTAATCAACTATACTCAGCTAACTATGGAAAAGCTTCAGAGTTAATTGATGCATTACTGAAAGAATAAAAGGAGATAACAGATGGAGAACTCGAGAAAATTAATAATATCTGAAGCAAATAACAGACACTCTAAGCAATGGGTAACAACTGAAATTACCTGGTCTGAATTTGTAGAAAGATTAGGAAAACCTAAAATAACTGCTGAAACACTAGATGAGTTCTTATCTTATTCTAAAGCTAAGCAAGATGATATTAAGGATGTTGGTGGATTTGTTGGTGGAAAATTAAAAGGTAATCTTAGAAGAAGTGAAGCTGTCGAAAGCAAGAGTTTAATTACTCTTGACTTAGATAATCTAGCTTATGAAGATGACACTAAGATTATAAAAACTCTTAATAGTTTAGGGTGTGCTTATGCGGTGTACAGCACTCGTAAGCACCAAACTACTAAACCTAGGATTAGAGTTATTTTGCCCTTAGCTGAGGACGTGTCTGCTGATGAGTATGAACCGATAGCAAGGAAGGTAGCAGAGTCTATAGGATTACGTTATTGTGATCCTACTACCTTTCAAGCTGTTAGGTTAATGTACTGGCCTAGCCATTCTACTGATAGTGATTATGTTTTTACTTATGCTGACAAGCCTATGTTAGATGGTAAGGCAGTTCTTAATATGTATGCTGATTGGAGAGATGTAACAACATGGCCAGAAGTTCCTGATGCTCAAAAGCATCATTTGTCTTTGCTGAAGCAACAAGAAAACCCTTTAGAAAAAGAGGGAATGGTAGGGGCATTCTGTAGAAGGTTCAACATTTACCAAGCAATAGATGAGTTTTTACCTGGAGTATATGAACCCTGTGATATATCTGATAGATTAACCTTTGTGGGTGGAAGTACTACTGCTGGAGCTATTGTGTATCAAGATGGACTTTTCTTATACTCACATCATGCCACTGACCCTTGTAGTCAAAAATTAGTAAATGCTTTTGACTTAGTAAGATTACATAAATTCGGACATTTAGATATACAGGCAGATATTAAAACTCCTGTGGCCAAACTACCTTCTTGGCTGGCTATGAAAGAATGGGTATTCACTAAGACTCCAGTCAATTCAGATTTACTTAAAGAGAGAAGGCAAAAAGCAATATCTGAATTCTCTGTCTCTAATAATCCTGATGTAGATACAGTTGAAGGTATAGTAGTTGAAGAAGATGATAGCTGGACAGCAGAACTTGTATATAATGCTAAAGATAGTTCTAAAGTACTTAATACTCTTGCTAATATAATGCTGATTTTAAGAAAAGATAGAGAATTAAAGTTTAAAATTTTCAAGGATATTTTCTCTTCGAGAATACTTGTAAGAAAAGATGTACCTTGGGATAGAAAATTTGAAGCTGATGATAGGTTGTGGACCGATACAGATGATGCTGGTCTCAGATGGTATTTAGAGAGTACTTATGGTATCATGTCTACAAATAAAATTATAGATGGAGTTAATCTGATAGCAGAAGAAAATGCAGAAAATAAGGTTGCTACTAGAATTCAATCAACTTTATGGGATGAAGAAAAAAGACTAGAAACTTTATTTATAGATTATCTAGGCTGTGAAGATAATGTATACACTAGAGAAGTTTCAGAAAAATCATTAGTAGCTGCAGCTAAAAGAGCTATTTATGGTGGGATTAAATGGGATAATATGCCTATCTTAATAGGTCCGCAAGGTGTAGGTAAGAGTACATTTTTAAAAATTTTAGGCATGGAATGGTATAACGATAGTTTAGTTAATGTGGAGGGTAAAGACGCTTGCGAGTTAATCCAGGGAAGTTGGATCCTGGAAATGGGAGAACTTAGTTCTTTAAGAAAATCTGAAATGAACTTAGTTAAAAACTTTTTAAGTAGAACAGATGACGTCTTTAGAGCATCGTATGGGCGTAGAGCCCAAAAATATCCAAGAAGATGTGCCTTCTTTGGGACTGCGAATGATACTAACTTTTTAAGAGATGAAACAGGGAATAGAAGATTTTGGCCAATAGATTGTTTTATATTAAAACCTAAAAAATCTATCTTTGATGACTTGAAAGATGAGTTAGATCAGATATGGGCTGAAGCTTGTGAACTTGCAAAGGATAAATCTTATAATTTAGTTCTATCAAAAGAAGCTTTAGAATTAGCTATAAAAGAGCAAGAAGCACATTCTGAAGATAACGTATTTAAAGGAATTATATTAGATTATTTAGATAAGAAAATACCAAAAAATTGGAGCTCTATGGATGCTTTTGCAAAAAGGACTTTTTTAGATGAATATGATTCTACAATTCTACAATATGATGAGAGTGATTTAATATTAAGGGATAAGGTTTGTGCAGCTGAAATTTGGGAAGAAGCACTGAAAAACAGCGTTAGATTTATGAAAAAGAGTGACAGCATTGAGATTAATAAAATATTATCAACCCTATTTCAATGGGAAAAAATGAAAACATCATCTAAGTTTGGAAAATACGGAGTTCAAAGAGGATACAAGAGAAGAAATTTCTATTAAAAAAATGTCGACATTATAGGGTCAACATTATTAAAAGGTCAACATTCTTAAAAAGACAAAATCAACATTCTTTTTTTTGTTGACGAGAATGTTACCTAGAATGTTGACCGAAAAAGCATTGATATTACTGTAATAATTACATATATTCAACATATCAACATTCTTTTATATATAAATATAAAGAAATAAAGAAATTAAAGGGTGTATATAGTCTATAAAATCTATAAATCCTATATTTATATATATATATAAGAAAAAAAAGAAAGTTTGTTGCATATCAGATTGGAGAAAATTCATGAAAAAAAGTGAAAGTGAAATTGAAGCATATTTAGTTAAAAGTGTAAAAAATAAAAAAGGCTTGTGTATGAAGTGGACTTCTCCAGGAAATGCAGGAGTACCTGACAGGATAGTCATAGTTCCTGGAGGAGATGTCTATTTTGTGGAATTAAAAGCAGAGGGTAAAAGAGAAGAACTGTCTCCTTTACAGAGAAATTTTATAAATAAACTTAAAAACTTAAATTGTGATGCAAGAGTTATAGCATCTTTCAAAGAAGTGGACGAGTTTATAGAGGAGGTGATGCCGAATGAAGTTTATACCGCATGAATATCAAAAATACTGCATTGACAGAATGATATCAGATGACAAGTTAGGTCTTATGTTGGATATGGGGTTAGGGAAAACTATTATAACTCTATCTGCAATAGCAGATTTAAAATTTAATAGATTTGAAGTTGGAAAGGTGTTAATAATAGCCCCGAAAAAAGTCGCAGAGGCTACCTGGACAGATGAGATAGCAAAATGGGATCATTTATCCTTACTAAAAACATCTCTTGTTTTAGGGGGTCTACAGAAGCGTATAAAGGCACTTGCAAAAACAGCAGATATTTATGTCATAAATCGTGAGAATGTAACCTGGTTAGTTGATTATTATAAAAATGCATGGCCGTTTGATATGGTGGTACTTGATGAGTGGTCTAGCTTTAAGAACCATCAGTCTAAAAGATTCAAAAGTTTGAAAGTTATCAGGAACAAAATAACTAGAATAGTTGGACTTACTGGAACACCAGCACCTAATGGGCTTATAGACTTGTGGGCTCAACTATATCTATTGGATCAAGGTGAAAGATTAGAAAAGACTATAGGGAAATTTAGAGAAAGATATTTTGAACCAGGGCAAAGAAATAGAACAGTAATTTTTAATTATGATGCCAAAGAAGGATCCAATGAAGCCATACATGAAAAGATATCTGACATTTGTATATCTATGAAAGCAGAAGATTACTTAGAACTCCCTGACATAATCTATGAGCAAGTACCAGTTGTTCTGGATACTAAAGCTAAAAAAGCATATGATGAGCTTGAGAAAAAAGCTATTCTTGAGCTTGAAGACACTGAAATTACAGTTGCAAATGCTGCAGCACTGTCTAACAAGTTATTACAATTAGCAAACGGAGCTATCTATGATGAGAATAGAAAAGTCTTTGAAGTTCATGACTGCAAGATTGAAAGATTTTTAGAGCTAATAGAACAGTTAAATGGGAAACCTGCACTAGTATTCTATAATTTCCAACATGATAAGGACAGAATAATTGAGGCTTTAAAAGATTCTAAATTAAGAATAAGGCTTTTGAAAACTCCACAAGACCAACTAGATTGGAATAAGGGTGAGATAGATATATTACTAGCCCACCCAGCAAGTGCAGCTTATGGGCTTAACTTACAAGCTGGAGGTAATCATGTGATATGGTTTGGGCTTAATTGGAGCTTGGAATTATATCAGCAGGCTAACAAAAGACTACACAGACAAGGGCAAACAGAAAAAGTAATTATACATCACTTGGTTTGTAAAGAAACTAGAGACGAAGATGTAATGGAAGCTTTACAAAACAAAGGAGATGTACAAGAGGCACTTGTTGAAAGTCTGAAAGTAAGAATTATGAAAGTCAAAGAAGCTGAAAAGAAAAACAAGGAGCAGATATGAGAACATTTGGATGCATATATTTCTATGTTTCTGGTGGAAGTATAGAGAAAACACAGGACTATGGAAATGAAAAAGACGATAAAAACTATAAACTTGGTAATTACTTCTTAGATAGTACAGAAGCTAGACAGGTACTAGATTCTAAAGAATATAGAGAATTTTGGGAAAGAGTAAGAACAGGAGAGATTGGAAATGATTAAACTAATAAAAAATAGTGAAATAAACAAAACAACAAGATATAGATTTTATGGGATTAGATGCAATTGTTGTAATAGTACTAATAATGTAAATGTACTAGAAATTAGAGCAGAAAACTCTAGTGGAGGTACAATAATTGATATATGCGATAAGTGTCTAATTGAATTAAAAGAACAAATAGAGAAACTTGGAGGAGATGAATAATGACACAAGAAATAATCAAAATAGTAGGGATAGAAGTGCAAATGCCATATCATAATGAAGTATATATAGTTGGTGAGAAACCTGAAGGGCATGGATCTATGATAGTAAAAAATGCAGGTATTGTTGAAGAGATAAGATTGGCAGAGGACGATGATTCAATTCAAGAAAGAGATGTCATTTATATAAAAATGGAAAAAAACGGAATAATATTAGAATTATCCACAAGTCAACCAGGTTTAAGAATAATTTGGAGTGATGAAAATGTGGGTATGTAAATTTTGTGGATGTACAGAATTTGACATAGAAAGAAAAATCATTGATAGAGATTTTGACAGTAAAAAAAATACATTAAATATTAATGACATTAAGAGAAGTGTAATGTGCTGTAATTGCTATAATTGGGGTAAATATATAGAAGAAATAGCCTATTGGGAGGATGAATATGAGAGAGATTAAATTTAGAGCGTGGGATAAAATAAATAAAGATATGTTTAATGTTGAATCTATAAACTTTCAAGAAAGACGAGTTTATAAAGATACTGTTTCATACCGTAATTTTGAAGATATAGATCTTATGCAATGCACAGGATTAAAAGACAAAAATAATAAAGAAATTTATGAAGGCGATATTGTATTTTTGCATGGCAGCAAATATAAAGTTATTTTCAAAACTGAAGGAGCAAGATTTGTTTTAAGAAATAATGAATTTGAATTGGAAATCACTTTTATTAACAACAATAATAAAAGAATGGAAGTATTAGGGAATGTTTATGAAAATCCAGAATTGATGGAGGATGAGTAAATGAATATAGATTTAAATAAACTGAAAAACTATAAATCAATAGCTTATGCAAACGAAGCAGCACAGCTAGGAAAAGTTAAAGAAGAGTACAAAGAGTTATTGGCAGAAGTTAGGGAAACTAGTACTTTTACAACAATTAAAAACATGGATAATTTTAAAGCTGAAGCTTTAGACTTAATAACTGCTACTGTTAATCTGTTAATTTTATGTGGATTAACAGAGCAAGATTTTGAGAAGCATATTGATAAGCTAGAAAGCTATAAAAATGGGAAGTATAAGAGATAAGGAGTGTTAAAATGGTTGAATATTTGCAAGAACTAAGAGTGAGAGAAGGAAACAGCATAAAAATCATCAATAGTCATATATTTAAAGAAAAAGTTATGACAGATGATGAAATAGAAGAAAAGAAAATTGAATTTTCTAAAAAAATGAAAGAGATTTACTCTTCTGATGGAAAAAATTTAGAGATTATAGATAATATAATAACTGAGGTGAGATAATGGAGTATAAAGAACTTCAGAAAACAATTGAAAAATTAGACAATGGAGTTTATGAGATATGCATTAAAAATGGGCAAATAACAAAAATAAATAAAGAGAAAAATCTAACACCATATCAAAAAACTGAGTATTTTTTAAGTAATTATCCTGGCTTGAAAAATAGAAAAGAATACTTAAAAAAAAGTTTGGATAATATTGAGTTAAAAAAAATATACTCAATTAATGAAATAAAAGCTACTAACAAAGATAATTTGAGCGATGTAGAAAAGATAGAAATGATAAAAGAAGAAAGAATAAAAGAAATAGGTGAGATTGATTATCTAGTTGATTTTATTGATTATGGGCTTTCTTTTGTGCAAGATGATAAATATAAAGAAATTATAGATTTGATTTATTTTAAGAAATTTAAAATAGAAGGAGTTGCTAATAAATTAGGAATTGATGAAAGCACTGTAAAAAGAAATAAAAGTTTATTAGTTGAAAAAATAGCGAGCAACCTATTTCAAAATGATATTTTGGAGAAGTTAAATAAATTAATTCCTTAAAAAATTTGCACCTTTTTTGCCCCCTTTTTGCCCTTGTTTACAATTTCTATATCTAATATAATGTTAATGTGTAAAAAGGTGAAATGAAATTCATTCATAGAATCTTCCTTAATTTTTAGTGTATCGTTAGTAGTTAATGAGGCTCTACTCTAAAAAAGCCTCAGCCAAATATGGTGCATCGGGCTAATACCCTGGCTAGACTGCTAGAGTCTTTCATTGGTGAGAATCCAATATGCACAGGATACCAACATCAATACCCTCACGAAGCTTAGATGCTTGAGATACGTCTCCTGTGAGGGTTTTTTATTGATTAATTTTTAATCGTTTTTCATTTTAGAGTATATTTATAAGATTAAAAGTTTGAAAGATAGAAAAATAGGTTCTTTCAGAAAATAAAAAAGTCAAGCGGGTCTCGCGAATCCCGAACTTCATCTGAATATTGGTCAAAATTTTAACGATTTCCGTTCCTAAGGAGTGAAAAATGAACACAGAAGAAAAAATAGTTAGTAGCCCTGAACTTGCGGAGATGTTTGGGGTGACTGATAGATATATTAGAATGCTAGCTCAAGATGGCATTGTGAAAAAAAGTGGAAATAGGGGTAAATATTTGCTCGTAGAGAGTGTAAAAGGTTTTATTGAGTTTATTAAAGAACAAAACTCTGCTGATGTAGATTTGAAAGACACAAAACTTAAAAAAGAAACTGAAAAAATTGAAAAAGATATAGAGCTAAAAAGTATAAAAATATCAGAATTAAAAAATGAACTGCACTCGGCAGAGATAGTTAAGAAAGTCATGACAGTTATGCTCACAAATTTAAAGGGTAAATTATTAGCCGTACCTAATAAAATCGCCCCTTTGGTTGTGGGTTGCGATAATCTTGGAGATATCCAGGATATAGTTTTGAGTTCTATAGAAGATGTTTTGTTAGAATTAAGTGATTATAGTCCAGAATTGTTTAAAAATAAAAACATAATTTTGGAAGATGAAGAAGAGGTGGAAGATGAAAAAAGCAAAGGAAAAGGATCCAATAGAAAATCCAAGTCTAAGAAAAACAATTAATCTATTTGCTGACATATTCCAAACATTGAAGCCTCCACCAAAGTTGACTATAGATACTTGGGCTGATTCATATAGAATTTTAAGTTCTAAGACATCAGCTGAACCAGGGCGATGGAAAACTGATAGAGTGCCATTTCAAAGAGAAGTTATGAAAGCAATATCGGATAAAAAAACATCTAAAATTGTGATGATGTATGGAGCTCAGTTATCTAAGACTGAAATTTTATTGAATGTATTTGGGTATTATGCTGATTATGACCCTGCTCCTATCATGTATCTTTTGCCAACTAAAGATTTAGCAGAAGATTTTTCTAGTACAAGACTAGATGACATGATACAGAGTACACCACAGCTAAAAAACAAAATACTGAACAAAGTTGATGGAAGAGATACCAAACTACAAAAAGAATTTGTTGGCGGGTATATCACATTAGTTGGAAGTAATTCTGCTGCTGAGTTATCGAGTAGACCGCTAAGAATTCTACTTGCTGATGAGGTGGATAGATTCAAAAGTGATGTTGGTGGAGAAGGAGATCCATTAAACTTAGCGATTGAAAGAACTAAGACTTTCTGGAATAAGAAAATAGTTATAACAAGTACTCCAACTATCAAAGGAGATTCAAGAGTTGAGAAAGAGTATGAGAACTCAACAAAAGAAGAGTTTTATATACCATGTCCAAAATGTGGCTCATTTCAAAAATTGGAATGGAGAAACATAATCTTTGAACCTGTTGGGCATAAATGCTCTGACTGCTTGGAAATTTCAAGCGAACATGAATGGAAAAGAAACATGATTCATGGTATATGGCAACCACAGGAAGAGGTTGAAGATTGGAGTGTTAGAGGATTTCATATTTCAGAATTATACAGTCCATTTTCAACATGGCCAGAAATTATAAAAAAATTTAAAGCAGCAAAAGGTAATATGCAAATGATGAAAGTTTTTACAAACACATGCCTTGGCCAAACATGGGAAGAGAAAGTAGAAAAGATAGATTTCTTAGATGTTTCTAAGAGAAAAGAAGAGTATACTGCAGAAATACCTGACCAAGTTCAAGTTTTAACTGCTGGAGTCGATGTTCAAGATGACAGATTGGAAATTGAAGTTGTAGGCTGGGGATTAGGAGAAGAGAGTTGGGGTATTTACTACAAGCAATTCATTGGCTCTCCTGGTCAAAACGATGTGTGGGAACAGTTGGATAGATTCCTGGAAACAGAATTTGAATATGCAGATGGTGAAAAAATAAGAATTCTTTGTACTTGTATAGACACTGGAGGGCATTATACTCAAGAAGCTTATCAATATATCAAGCCTAGAGAATTTAGGAGAGTATTTGGGATAAAAGGAAAAGGTGGAGATGGAGTTGCTTTTGTATCTAAGCCATCTAGAACTAATAGAATGCAAATATCACTCTTTACTTTAGGAGTTAATACAGGGAAAGAAACGATACTTGCTAGACTAAAAATTGAAGAACCAGGATCTATGTACATGCACTTTCCGAGCAATGTAGATAGGGGCTATGATGAAGCATATTTCAAAGGCCTAACATCTGAAGTTAAGACTACTGTTTGGGAAAAAGGAGTTAAAAAAACTATTTGGAAAGTAATAGGAACTAAGAGAAACGAACCGCTAGATTTAAGGAACTATGCTTATGCAGCTTTAAAAATAGCAAATCCTAACTTAAGTAAAAAATATACGGTTGAAGCTACAAAAAAGGCTACAAAAGTATCAAAAAGAAGAGTTTTATCGAAAGGAGTGACCTTATAAATTGAATTACACTAGAGAAGAGTGCTCACAGATGATTGAAGTCTATAGAAAGGCAGAAATAGCTGTACTGACTGGAAAAAGTTATAAAATTGGTACAAGAGAGCTTGTAAGAGAAGATTTATCTGAAATTAGAAAAGGTAGAGCCTTCTGGGAGGGCGAACTTGACAAATTAAATAACAATGGAAGAAAAAAATTAGGAAGAAGAGTAATACCTAGAGATTTATAGGTTTTAATCTTCTTTTTTTATTGCAAAAGGAGGTGAAAAATGAATTTATTAGACAAAACTATTGCTTTTTTTTACCCTAAAAAGGCTCTTGAAAGAGAAGTTGCTAGGAAAAAAATAGAAATTCTTAATACTGGTTACTCAAATCATGGAGCATCTACTACAAAAAGTTCTATGAAAGGCTGGATTTCTACTGGTGGAGGTGTAAAAAAAGACATCTACAAGAACAGGAAAAAGCTAGTTGAACGGTCAAGGGACTTGTATATGGGGGCTCCTGTTGCTCAAGGAGTTATGAAAACTATCAATTCAAACGTTATTGGTAGCGGATTAAAGCTAAAATCAGCAATTGACTACGAAACTTTAGGGATTAGTGAAGAAGAAGCTGAAGCAATTGAAACTACTATTGAAAAAGAATTCAAACTCTGGGCAGACAATAAGATTGAACAGATGGGAGTTCTTAATTTTGACCAAGTTCAAGACTTAGTGTTCTTAACAATTCTCTTGAATGGTGAGTGCTTTGTAAAATTTAACTATTTTCTAACACCAAAGAATCCATATAGCTTAAAGCTACAAATAATTGAGCCTGATAGAGTTATGACACCTACTACATTGCAAAATGATGAAACTATCGTTGATGGAGTGAAAATCGATAACAATAATAGAATCTCTGGATATTATGTCGCAAGAAAACACCCACTTGATGTGGCAGGAAATGTAGAAACTGACTTTATTTCAGTTTATGGAAAGCAGGAACAACTGAATATCTTACATATAATGCTAGCCGAAAGACCTGAGCAAGTCAGAGGTATACCTATCCTATCTCCAGTTATTGAGGCCCTGAAGCAACTAGATAGATATACTGATGCAGAACTTATGGCAGCAGTGGTAAGTGGGATGTATGCGATTTTTATAGAGAGTGATAAAGATAATGCTCAAGGGGCTAATATTGCAGATCACGAAGTCTTAGATGAAACAGAACAGATTGATAGTTCTAACGAAGAAACAATAGAACTAACTCCTGGGCTAGTACAAGGACTTAATCCTGGAGAAAAGGTTGTTGCTACTAATCCAGGTAGACCAAATGCACAGTTCGACCCTTTTGTAACAGCAATTCTAAGACAAATAGGAGCCGCACTAGAAGTTCCATACGAGTTACTAATTAAGCATTTTACGGCCAGTTATTCTGCTAGTAGAGCTGCCTTATTAGAAGCTTGGAAAATGTTTAGAAAGAGAAGAGATTGGTTCTCTAGCAATTTTACACAAGTAGTTTATGAAGAGTGGTTAAGAGAAGCATATTTGCTAGGTAGAGTAGATATGAAGAACTATGGAGAAGACCCATTATTAACAAAAGCTTGGTGTGGAGCTCAGTGGAATGGACCGAGTCAAGGACAACTTGATCCACTTAAAGAAGTTAAAGCAAGTACTTTAAGAGTTCAACAAGGATTCTCTACTAGAACAAAAGAAACTGTTGAGCTTAACGGCGGTGATTTTGAGCAAAATGTAAGAATTTTAGCAAAAGAATACAAATTATTAGATGAAAAAGGAGTGATGATTAACAATGCCGAAAATGACAAAGAAGTTTTGGAACATAACGAAGAATGAAGAAGCAAAAAGTGCTGATGTTGTTATGTATGGGACTATTGGTTCTGACGAATATTGGGACGATGTCTGTGACAAAACAATTAAAGAAGAAATCGGAAATTTAGGTGATGTAGAAAATATAAATGTACATATCAACTCACCTGGTGGAAGTGTATTTGCTGCTGTGGCGATAGCAAACACTTTAAAAAATCACAAAGCTAAAGTTACAGCATTTATTGATGGACTTGCAGCAAGTGCAGCAACTATTATAACTAGTGCTTGTGATGTAGTAAAAATGCCAAAAAATGCTATGTTTATGATACATAACCCATTGACATGGGCTTATGGAAATAAGCAAGAGTTGGAAAAAACTGGAATTCTTTTAGATAAGGTTAAAGATAGTATCTTAGAAACTTACTTAGCTAAAGCTAAAGGCAAAACGAAAGAAGAACTATCTGCACTTATGGACGAAGAGAAATGGTTTAATGCTGAAGAAGCTAAAGAGTATGGGTTTATTGATGAGATAGTAGATGAAGTAGAAAATCTACAGAATGTCAATAATTTACTAATTGTAAATAGTTTGGCGTTTGATATTTCAAAATTTAAGAATTTCCCAGGTTTTAAACCTACTGAACCTGTAACAGAGCCTACTCCAGAACCTACTCAAAATACAGCTACAAATACAGAAGAAATGACTGTAGAAAAGTTTAAAGCTGATTACCCAGAATTGTATAAAAACATAGTTAATTCAGCGGTTCAAGGAGAAAGAAATAGAATAGAAGCAATTGAAAATCTTGAAATAGCAGGATTTGATGATGTCGTAAATACTGCTAAATTCAAAGAACCAGTTGATGCTGCAAACTTAGCATTAAAAATATTAAATATCAAAAAAGAAAAGAATAAAGAGACTCTTAAAAACATACAAGAGGAGAGTCAAGCAACACCTGTTCCTGTGGCACCAAGAGCTGAAGAAGGTTCAGGAAGTGTTGCAGGAATATCAGTATGTAACATTTTAAAGTATATGAATAAAAAGACAGGAGGTACAAAATGAGCTTTATAGAAAAAGGTAATGAGTACGGAGTTGACCAATTATTAAGTGGTACAGGTCACAAAGTTATGGAATTAGAAGTACCACAAGGGAAATCAGTTAAGAGAGGGCAAGCGGTAAATGCAAGTGCAGAATTATCTGATGGAACAGATTTATTTGGGGTAGTTTTAGAAACAGCTGATGGAACTGCAGCTAAGACTAAAACAACTGTTGTAGTGTTTGGAGAAGTTATTTTCGAAGGGCTTGAATTAAAAGCAGCAACAGTAAAATCAGACTTTATCAAAAAAGCAAGAGATAAAGGAATAATAGTAAAAGAATTAGGAGGTAGATATTAATGGCAGTATTATTAGAATTTTTAGGACTATATGACCAGTCAGTTATAAAACCAAAGACATTTATTAGAGACATGTTTTTCTCAAAACATGAAACTCATGAATACCCAAAATGGGAAATTGAGTATAGAAAAGGAAGACAATTAGTAGCTCCTTTCGTATCTGAATTAATACCAGGGACTGAAGTAGTAAAAAGAAGTTATGCGTCTAAATATTACAGTGCTCCAAAGGTAGCACCAAAGAAAACATTCTCTGCACAAGAAATTTACTTTGCTAAGTCAGCTGGAGAAACTATCTATGGTGGAATATCTCCTGAGGAGAAAAAGGCAAAACTAATAGGGGAAGCTTTTGCAGACTTTGAAGAACAAATCTCAAGAAGAGAAGAGTTAATGTGTATTGACTTAATGTTCAAAGGTTCAATAGTAGTAAAAGGAGAAGGGGTTGAAGACAAAATAGAATACGGAACAGTTCAAGAAATTACTCCTACAGTATTATGGAATCAACCAAATGCAGATATTCCAGGAGATATAGAATCAGTAATCACTTTAATAGGTGAAACTACAGGGCAAAGAGTTGAGCATATAGTTATGGATCCAGTTGCAGCAAGATTATTTACTCAAAATGAAAAAATAGCTAAATTACTAGATATTAAAAATGCTAATTTTGGGCAAATAGATCCTAAAGAGTTAGCAAGTGGGGCTATTTATATTGGAACTTTAGCACCTTACAATATCCCTATCTACTCATATCAAACTCAACATTCAGTGTTAAAAGCAGATGGAAAAACATATGACACAGTAAAAATGATTCCAGAAGGAAGAGTGTTATTTGCACCATCTAATAATACTTTACACTACGGACCTGCAGCAGATATAGCTAAGGGGATAATAGTTGCAGAAAGAGTACCTTTTGAAGATGAAGATACAAAAATTAATACTCTTGAAGTAAGAACAGAGTCAAGACCTTTACCTGTTCCATTCGACATTGATGCTATAAAAGTTTTAAAAGTTAAGTAAGGAGGGGCTGTATGAAATTAAAAGTTAAACAATCACTGATTTACTGCGGAATAGTTTATAATCCTGGTGAAGTAGTGGATATCTTAGAATCAGATATCATAGAAAGAGTTAAATCCCTTGAACTCATAGAAGCTGAAGAAGTTACTGAAGAAGCTGAAAATCTTGAAGGAACTGAAGAAACTACTGAAGAAAACACAGAAGTTGAAGAAACTACTGAAGAAAACACAGAAGTTGAAGAAACTACTGAAGAAAACACAGAAGTTGAAGAAACTAATAAAAATTCAAAAAAATCTAAAAAGGCTTAATTATGGGTTTTAAAGAAGAAGTAACTAGTGATATAGTAGATGTTTTTCTAAACTTGGAAGAGTTTGGAGACACACATACTATAGGAAAAAAGGAAACTGTCTGTGTTATCGATGAAGAGAGATTTCAGAACAAGCAGAGAAACAGAACTAGATCTTTAGAGAATGAGGGGTTATTTATTGAAGGAATGACTCTATTTATAGAAAAATCTTTCTTTAAATACCCGCCTCACTCTGGAGAAAAAATCTTAGTAGATGGTGTTAGATATTTAGTAGAAGAAGCTAAGGAAGACATGGGTTTATTGGAAATAGACTTAACGAGGTATGATGAAAAATGATAGGAGTTAAAGTTGAAGCTACTGGAATAAATGAAGTTATCAATACTCTTGGAAAATACGAGAGTGAGTTACCTAGTTGCATATCAAGAGCTATTAATCGGTCACTTGAGATGGTAAAAACTGAGCAAATCAGAAAGACAACGGAGTCTTATTTTGCACAAAAAAGTAAATTACTAAGTAGTGTTAATGTCTTTAAAACTAGTAAAAGTAATTTAACTGGCTCTATCATAAGTAATGGTAGAGTGATAGGTTTAGACCATTTCAAGCTAAATCCTAAGACTAGGACAAAAGGAAAAATAGTTCAAACTGCTGTAAAAAAAGGAGGGTATAAATCATTACCTAATGCATTTATAGCATATAAAAATGGACATCTGGGAGCTTTTGAAAGAACGGGTAAATTCATCACAAAAAATGGTAGAAAAAGAGAGACTATTAAGAGACTAATGTCAGTTTCAGCACCTCAAATGCTTGGTAGTTTATCAATACTAGAATATTTACAAGGCTATGCGGATGAAAAATTCAGAATGAGATTAGAACATGAGATAAATAGGGTGATAGGGGTATGATTATTGAAGTAGAGCAACTTATATTTGATTTCTTGACAGAGAAATTGCAAGATAAGAAAGTTACAGTATATCATGGATTATTGCCAGAAATTAATCATGAAGATAGAGAAGAAGGAAAGAGCGAGAAAGACCTCTTTCCTTTTGCTATTTTAAGGGTTACTAAGTTTGAACAGACAAGAAATGGAATCGATAACTATGATGTACCAGTAGATTTAGAAGTATGGATAGGTACTAAAATGGAGAGTGAAAAAGATTATCTGAATAACTTATCTATCGGAGATTACTTGAAAAAGGAGTTTCTGAATGAAAGTACAGTAGATGGAAAATTTGCTGTGGATCAATCATATCCATTTTCAATAGAATACTTTACTGCAGAAGCAGAGCCTTATTTTTATTCTGTTTGTAGATTTAGAGTATTTGGAGTACCTGACACATCAGAAGTAGTTGAGAGAAAAATAGCAAAACTACTTGGAAGGGGATAGTATGAAAACATATATTTATGTAGGTAAAAAGCTAGATTTACCTGAATTTCTTTTTATAAAAGGAACTGTATATTTTGGAGAAGAAATTGAGAAACTTATTGAAAAATACCCACTGCTTGAAAGATTATTAATTCCTGTAGAAGATTATCCAAAAATCAATAAGAACTATCAATATTTTAATTCAATAGTAGATGAAATAATAGGAGGTAGAAATGTATAAACATGGTACATACCAACAAGAAGGGGCTACAGCCTTTCAATTACCTGTGGTTTTAGATTATGGGTATTTTATAGTTGGAACAGCACCAATTCACAAAGTTAAAGCTGAGAATAGAAAAGTCAATGAAGTAGTAAGAATAGGTACTTATCAAGAAGCTATCCAATACTTTGGAGACACTTATGATTTAGATTTCTCTATATCACAAGCTATCAAAGTTTTCTTTGAGTTGTATGCTGTTGCTCCACTATATGTAGTTAATATCTTAGATTTAACTACACATAAATCAGAAAAGAAAACACTTGCTAATAAAGCCCTTGAAAAAGGAAAGGTGTTAATACCAAGCCACAAAGTAATTCCAGAATCTGTAATAGTTAAAAATGCAACAGGAAAGCAAGTTATATCAGATGCAAGAACTGTTTACACAGCTGAAGGATTAGAAGTTTATGCAACCGTAGCTGGAAATAATGTAGATATAGAATACGAAGAAGTAGACTTATCTAAAGTTACAAAAACAGAAGCTATAGGTGGATTTGATAGCACAACAATGAAAAGAACGGGGCTAGAATTAGCAAATGAAATTTTCTTGAAATATAGTGAATTACCTGCTTTCATAGATGTCCCTGATTTTTCTCATGAGAGCGATGTTGCAGCTATTATGGAAACAAAGGCTAAAACATTAAATGGTGGAATGTTTGAAGCTATAGCATTGGTAAATGCTCCAGTTGATAAGAAATATAACGAGCTTGTTGAATGGAAAGAAACTAATAACATTCTAAGTAATGACCAAGTATTGCTATACGGAAAAATCAAACTTGCTGGAGAAGTATATTATCAATCTATACACTATGCAGCTTTATCTATGAAAGTTGATGGAGAAAACAACGGAGTTCCAAGTCAAGGACCTTCTAACTATTCATATAAAATGGACGCTTTTGTATGGAAAAATGCAAGTGGAAAATATGAAGAAGTTAGATTAGATAAAGAGCAACAAGCCAATTTCTTAAATAAAAATGGTGTTGTTACTGCTATCAACTTTAAAGGTTGGAGATGTTGGGGATCTGAAACAGCTAAGAATCCTTTAGCAACAGACCCAAAAGACAAGTACATTTATGGTCGTAGAATGTTTAAATACATTGGAAATGAACTAGTCATATCATATTTTAATAATGTGGATAAAAAGTTCAGTTTGAAAATGGCTGAAACAATGAAAAAATCTATGAATATTAGATTAAATGCTCTTGTTGCTGCTGACCAATTGCTGTCTGCTAAAGTTAATTTCTATGCTGAAGATAATAGCTTGATAGATATCATAAATGGAGACATTACTTGGACTATAGAGCTTGGAATAATACCAGGAGCAAAATCTATAACATTCAAGAAAGTTTATGATGTTGATGCATTACAAAAATTTGCTGAAAGCTTAACAGCTTAATAAGGAGGGAAATAGATGGGAAGAAAACAAATACCTAATGCTCTTATAGATGCTGAAACATATTTCAATGGATCAAATGATCTTGCTGGAATATCAGAAGTTGAATTGCCTAACATTGAATATGACACAGTTACATCTGAGCAAATGGGATTAACTGCTGAATTAGAAGTGCCTTTAATGGGACACTTTAAGAAATTAGAAGCTAAAATAAAAATGGACTGTGTTGATGAGTCGATACTTGCAATTAATAATGAGAAATCTATTTTAGTTGAATGTAAAGGTGCAGCTCAGGCTATGAACAGGGAAACCCACAATGCAGATGTTTATGGCATAGATGCAACTTTCAAAGGCTTAATTAAAAAAATGGATGGGCTAAAAATGAAGCCTAGCGGGAAATTAGAAACATCTATCGACTTGTCTGTAACTTATTTTAAATTAGAAATAGGTGGAAAAACAGTTGTAGAAATAGATGTACTTAACAATGTAAATGTAATTCAAGGGCTTGCTAATCAAGCAGTTAGAAAATACTTAGGATTAAATTAGGAGGACTTAAATGAAAGTAAAGTTATCACAAACATATAATTTCGGTGGAAAAGAATTCAGTGAACTTGACATAAATGTAGAAGAAATGACAGGAAGAGATTTTATAACATGTGAAAGAGATTTCAAGGCTAGAAACAAAGAAGCTGGAGCTGTAAAAGAACTAGAAGACTCTTGGGCTATAACTGTGGCAGCTAAATCTGTTGGTGTTAAATATGGAGACTTACTTAATCTTGTAGCAATAGACTACTTAAAAGTGGTGAACGGAGTAAAGCGTTTTTTGAGTCAAGGTTGGGAAGACAAAGAGGCTCAGAAGGATACTACAGAGGAAGTAACAGAGGAAACTGGTGCTTAATCTATCTGGATATGATAACGGAGCTTTTAAGAGTTCTTAATTACTTTAAAGTTAATGTAAGCTACGATTCTATGTTGGATTGTAGCTTATATGAACTTGACTACTGGATAGCTAGAGCAAATAAGTTTGTAGAAGAAGAGGAAGAAAGACAAAACAACAGCGATAATTAAAAGGAGGTGGAGTAGATGGCTAAAGACATGAGTTTAATTTGGCAGATGGGCGTTGCTGGAGCAAGTGAAACTATGTCTATTTTATCTAAGGCAGCTAAGTCTTTGAATGAAGTAAAAGACTCTACAGAAGACTTAGTGAAAACTCAAAAAAAACTAGAGAATTTAGACAAAGTTGCAGAAGCATATAAGAATGCTAACTCTGAATACAATAAAGCGGCTAAGAATTTAGAACAGCTTAGAAAAGCATATGCTAAATCTAATAATGTTACTGCAGAATTTAAAGAGCAAGTTAAAAATGCAGAAAAGCAAGTAGACAAGTTGAATAAGCAAAAAGAAAGACAAAAACATGTCTTTGAAGCAGCAAGAAGTGCTTTAGAAAACGAAGGAATTAAGCTAGAAGGTTATAAGAAAAAGTTAAAAGAAGTTAATGAAGAACTAAAGAAGCAAGAGAAGTTGAAAAAGGATCTAAGTAAAGCACAAGCTATATCTGATATGGGAGACCAATTCTCTAAAAAAGGTGGAGAGCAACTTAGAAGAGGAGCAGCAACAGGAGCAGCATTAGCTATTCCTGTTAAATTCTATATGGATGTAGAAGAGTCTCAAGCGGATTTAAGAAAAATACTAGGTAAAGAAGCAGAGAAATACTATGATGATTTAGCTGAATTATCTAAGAATGGCCCTCTGTCTCAAATAGAAATTAATGAAATAGCAGGAAGTTTAGCACAATCTGGAATAAAAGGTGAGGATATAGTTGCTTATTCTGATATGGCTGGAAAAATGAAAGTAGCTTTTGATATTTCTACAGATGAAGCAGGAACATTCTTGGCCAAAACAAAAGAGCAATTAAATTTATCTAAAGATGAGCTTTTCTCATACATGGATACTCTTAATATGCTATCAAATAACTACTCTGTTACAGCTGCACAACTAGCAGATGTATCGGCAAGAACTGGAGGATTTGCTAAGTCTATAAACTTATCCAAAGAATCTAACATGGCATTCGCTACATCTCTTATATCTACTGGAGTAACTGCTGAGCAAACAAGTACTGTGTTAGGTAAACTATATTCTGAACTATCGCAAGGAGCTAACACTAAGAACAAAGCTGATGCATTGCAACGTCTAGGATTTGACCCTAAAACGATAAACAAAGAAATGGCTGAAAATGCTGAAGGTACTATCTTAAAAGTACTAGAAAAGATTAAGAATTCTAATGTCGCAGACAAGTCAGCTTTAATCAGTGATATCTTTGGAAGTGATAAATCTGTAATCAACGGATTATCTGTGCTGTCGGAAAACTTAGATGGAGTTAAGGAGAAATTAGATAAAGCGAAACAAGCTGTATCAGAAAATGAAAGGGTTAATGGAGAATATGAAGACAGATTAAACACTTTAACTAATCAATTAAAAATTTTTAGGAACAATGCTTTTAATGCTCTTGCAGATATTGGAAAGAGCATAGCTCCAGAACTTAAAGAAACTCTAAATACTTTAAAAGAGTTTGCTGGAAAGATAGCTAATTTTATAAAAGAAAATCCTAAGCTAGTAGCTTTTATAGTTAAGATGGTTGCTGGATTTGCTGCAATGAATTTAGGAATGGGAATAGCAAATAAAATGTTATTGGGCCCATTTGCAAAAGGTGTAGGTTGGTTATATAAGTTTGGAGCATTTAAGAGTAAAGGTGGAGTATTCTTTGCTTTAAAGAAAATGTTTCCACTAGCTAGTAAACTTTTTGGAACATTCGTAAAAATAGGGACTTTTATAGGTGGTAAATTCATAGGTATTATAAAAATGGTTGGATTAGCATTAAAAGCTGCTTTTGTAGCTAATCCAGTCGGGCTTATAATTGCAGCTATTGTAGCGGTTATTGCTATTTTTGTCCTACTTTATAAGAAGTGTGAATGGTTTAGAAACGGAGTAAATAAAGCTTGGAAAGCTATAAAAGAAGGGTTTAAAGCTACTTGGACTTGGATAAAAAATAAATTTCACGCATTAATGGAGTTAGGAGCTAAAGTATGGGCTAAGATTAAAGAGTATAAGGCTCTATTTATACCATTTATAGGTATTTTTGTAGTATTATATCAAAAATGTGAATGGTTCAGAAATGGAGTAAATGCTGTATGGAAGGCTATAAAAAATGCTTTCACTAATACATGGCAATGGATAAAAGATAAATTCAACGCTTTACTTGAAATAGGATCTAATGCATGGAATGGCTTAAAGAATAGTGCTACAGTTATCATAGATAAGATTAGAGAAGCTTTCAGTGGTTTCTTTGATTGGATAAATAAAAAATGGGAAAGCCTTAAAAACTTTGGTTCTAAATTAAATCCTTTTAATTGGTTTAAAGGTGATGGAGAAGTAGCCCAAAACTACACTGGTACAAACTATTTTGGCGGTGGACTTACAACTCTTGCTGAGAGAGGTGCTGAACTTGTAGAAATGAATAATAGTTCTTTCTTAGTAAATGCTGAAACACTAGCTAATTTACCTCGAGGAGCTAGAATTCTTAACAATTCACAAACTAGAAGCTCTTTATCTTCAAGAGTATCATCGCTAAAAGATAGAATTAGAAGTATTTCAAATGACTCGAGAACTATGGTTGGTGGAGATACTATAACTATCAACATCAATGGTGGTTCTGGAAGTGCTACAGATATTGCTAGAGAAGTTAAAAGAGTAATTGAAGAAATGCAAAGTAAGAAAAGAAGGACGGCGATAGTATGAAAAAAGTAAAAGTCTATAAAACAGTGAGTGGAGATACTTGGGATTTAATAAGTTATAAACTGTATGGTTCAGAACAGCATTTTCACCAGCTAATGAGAGCTAATCTTAATTTATTGTCTATTGCAGTATTCGATTCTAATATTCCTATCATAGTGCCTGAGCTAGATACCAGCACTAATGCTGTTGACATATCTAAATTACCGCCTTGGAAAAGATAAAATGTAGCAATATTGATTTTATAACTTTTTATGATATAATTTAAGAAAAATATACAGAAGGAGTGATATTTTATGTTAACATTAGAGGAAAAAGTTGATTTATTAATTTCAGTAGTTCTTCATGAAGATAAGATTAGTAAGATTGCTTTAAGTTATGGTTGGAACAAAGAAAAAGTTCATAAGATTTATGATATTATGGAGAAATATGATCAAAAAATTTTTAATAAAGAAAACTTTACCTTTGTGAATATCGAAAATGATTTTAAATTAATAGGTCTAAACTATCAAGTTTTAAAATCTATTCTCATAGCTTTTTATGATAATGAACAATATATTGAGGTTATAAAAATATATTTAAAAACTAATTATGAGGCAATGGGAAACATTTCATCTGAATATAACAGAATATACAAAGAATTATTTTTATAGGAACTATTTATTAGTTCCTTTTTATTTTTTATATAAAATTCATCTTAATTTTTATCGTTACTTAATATACAATATAAGAGAGGGAAGAAAACAAAACCTCATAAAAGTTAAGGAGGAGTTTTTATGGAAAAAATGATTAAATTTTTAGTTCAAGGCTCAGGAAAAGAACCTTACAGATGTACATTTTGGAAAGTAGATGACTATGATTTACATAGTGCTTGTACGTGTCCTGCTGGGAAAAAAGGACAATATTGTAAGCATAGATTCGCTTTACTTGAAGGAGACATCACTAATGTTGTTGATTATTCAGAAGAAGATTTCAAAGAATTGCAGGAAATGTTAAAATCAAGTGATATAGCTGATTTCTATGATGATTTTGCTAAGGCTAAAATAGGTGAAAAAATATCAAAAATATGTTTTGATACCAGTTTACACTTAAAACTAGGTGAAACAACAGCAAAGACTTTTGAGGATATAAAAAAATATACTGGAAGTAACACCGTTATTTTACTTATGAAAAAAGAAGCATATTTCTTTGATTTGAATAAGAATATTAAAGAACAATTAAAAATTGATAAAGATGAAGTTGAAAAATTAGGTTTATTTCCTTTGAAAGATTCTTTTTATACAACCTCTGAATATCTAGTTGAATGTTTTAAATTCTATAAATCTATAAATATCAAAGAATATAATCAAAAAATGAAAGAAATTATGAAATAAAAAATTTCTCTTGACTTTTTGACGGTCATAACATATAATTAAGACAGTCATAAAAGGAGGTGGAGAAATTGACTAAAAAATTAGGTCGTCCAACAGATAATCCAAAACCATATAAAATAACTGTTAGAATTGATGAAGAAAGTAAAAAAATATTAACTGAATATTGTTTGAAAGAAAAAGTAAGTCAAATGGAAGCAGTGAGGAGAGGAATTAAAAAGTTAGACGAGAAATGAAAAAAGAATAGTTTATCACTTATCTTGGCGGATAAATAAACTATTCTTTCCCTAAGAAGTTTCCCTCTTATGAAATCTATTATATCATAAGGGAGTACTTCTATCAATTATATTTTGAATGGAGGTATTTTTTTATTATGGACAAATTTGAAGTAGAAAAACTAAGTATGAAAATGGAAGCCCTTGATAATTTGTTGTTAGCTATGGAGACTGCAATATTCAGTGGAAATTATGATGTATCAAATTTCAGAAGAGGATTTGCATATTTAACAGATATGGCTGTGGAAGTTAGCAGTGAACTAAATAAAATGGTAGAGGGGGCATTTGCAAATGGTAGAGCAAAAAATTAAAAATGAAATAACAAGTTTAGAATTATTGGCTGAAATAAATAAGTTTAGAAAAGAAGAAGGAATTAAAAAAGAACTTCTTCATAAAAGTTTACTGGATATAATTCGAGATGAATTTTCAGAAGAAATAGATCGGCAAAAAATTTTGCCAATGTCTTATAAGGATAGATATGGTAGAAATCAACCAATGTTTATTCTAACTTTATCTCAAGCAAGGCAAGTTTTAGTAAGAGAAAGTAAGTTTGTCAGAAGGGCGGTTATACAATTCTTAGAAAAGTTAGAAAATCAAGGATTAGAAAATAAGGAACAAAAGAAACTACCATTTCAAGCTCAAGAAATTAAACCTACTACTTGGAGAGGTATTCCTGTTATAGAGATTCAAGATTTAGCAAAACTAACTAATATAACAGATGCAACTATTCATTGGTATAGTAGAAATGAAAAAATAAATTTAAGGCATATGAATTTACAAGAATACAAGAAAGAAAATTCGGATAAAAATTATACAAATATTTCTGCAATTTCTGTTTTATACAAAGAAATGGTAATATCTTTATGTAAGAAATATGGAGTATATGAAAAATATAAAGATTTCATAGATAATTATTTTAAAACTAATAATTTGATTGAATATAAAGGTAAAGCAAATGATGAGTTTGAACATTTGATAGCTGAAGCAACAAGAATAAAAGCAAACTTGTTAAAAGAAAAAGCAGAAATAGAAGAAAAATTAATGAAATTAAACAAAATGGGATTAACTAATTAATAAACACAAAGAGCAGTGTAAAAGCTGCTCTTTTTTATTGCAAAAAGGAGGCTGATAGAAATGGGATAGCAAGAAATATAAAGATATTAGTTTTCTATGAAGGAGTAGATATTACAGAAGAAATACAGCCTAGTATCTCTTCTATGACTTACACAGATAACTCAAAAAATGCTGTAGATGACTTAGAGTTAGACCTGGAAAATTTAGATTATAGATGGCTTAATGAATGGTATCCTGATGAAAATTCAAGACTATTGATTGGGATTCAGCAAAATGAAAATGGTAAATCTAGATTCTTAGACCTTGGAATTTTCTATGTAGATGAGCCTACTTTTAATAACCAAAGACTTTCTCTCAAATGTCTGGCATTACCATTAGACCAGACTGTAAGAGAGCAGGTTAATAGTGTAGCATGGGAAAAAATAACTCTATCAGAACTCTTATCTAAAATAGCAACTAAACACGAATTAAGTTATGAGTTACATTGTGGTAATGCCTTCTTTGACAGACTAGACCAAGATAGAGAAACAGACTTAGGATTTTTAAAAAGAATTCTATCTGAAACAGCTCTAAGTTTGAAAGTTACTGATGATAAGTTAATAGTCTTTAATGATGATACATTAATTGATAACGATAACATCGATATTTTTAGTATAAAAGACCCTCGCATTAGGAGCTTTACTCTAAAGAAAAAGAATCAAGGAGTCTATGACATAGTTGAGGTTAGCTATTATGATGCAGACAAGAAAAAACACATCATAGAGACAATTACGAAAGAAGAACTTGAGAAGAGAAATGAGGTAAAAAATGCTTGATGATGGAGGATATATAGCTTTTAAAGAGAAAGCTAAGAAGACAAAATCTAAAAAAAGAGTTAAAAAAGCTAAGACAAAAAAGATTAAAACTAAAGGAAAATCTCAAGCTAAGAAAGTGGCCGAGAAAACTTTAAAGGACAGTTTAAAGCAAGAATACTCTATAAACTTAACGGTTGATGGAGATGTTAAATACTGTGCTGGTTGCATTATAGAACTAGATGACAGTTTTGGTAGATTTGCTGGACGATATGTAATTGATAAAGTTACTCACAATATCGATGGAGACTACACTTGTGATATAGAAGCTTTTAAAGTTGGTGCTAGACAAAATGCAGAAGAGAGAGCAAAAGCAATAGATAAAGCTAAAAGAGATAAGGCAGAGAAAGAAAATAGGAAGAAAGCTAGAAAAAAAGAAAGAGAAATAAAAAAAGCAAATAAGACTAAAAATAAAAAGGTGGTGAGTAAGAATGCAGGATATCTTGAAGCAAGGGGAAGTAAATGATATAGACATAGCTAACGGTAAAGCGAGAGTTATATTCCCTGATAGGGATAACAAAATTTCAGATTGGTTAAATATCCTGGTTCCATTCTCAGAGTCACATTCAGATAACTATCATTTAGCAAAAGGACAAACAGTTATAGTCCTTTCATTACCAGATATGATGGAGCAAGGTTACATCTTAGGTTGTCCTATGAGACCTTCTGGAATTTCAGAAGGAGAAGTAAAAAGGACATTCTCCGATGGTGGATTCTATTCATATAAAGATGGAGTTTTGACATTATCGCCTATCACAAAAGTAGTTATTACAGCAGATGTGGAGATTAAAAAGACACTAACAGTTGATGGAGATACTACTTTTAAATCTAATACAGATACTAAAGGTACAGCTATGTTAGATGGCATTAATCTTAACACACATACCCACTCAGGGATACAGCCTGGAAACAGTAAGACAGGAGGTCCATCATGATAGGAAGCTTAGGAGATATAATTTTTTATGCTAGTGACTTGAATGTATTTTCTTTAAAGAAGGAATTATCAAGAAGTAGAAAAGCTAAAATAACTCAACATGAACCTATTTACGGGATTGGCAAAGTAAGACAGCAAGGTAGAGAACTTATGGAAGTTAGTTTATCAATAGAATTGATAGCTGGACTTACCAAATCTCCTAGTCTGCATTTACAAATGCTAAAAGATTTCATGGAGTTAGGAAAATTTGCTCCTTTAATTCTTGGGTATCATGTTATAGGAGAGTTTCCATTTTTGATAATCGGAATTGAAGAAACTTTATCACATTTTAATGCAGTTACTGGAGAGTTTGACTATATTAACTTAGATATAACTTTACTGGAGTATGTAGACGACCCTTTACAGTATCAAAAAAAGATAGAGTACAGACAAACTGCTAAGACTATTCTTGGAGTTGAATATGAGGACACTGTAAAAAATCTACAAAAGAAGGTGTTTAAATTATGATATTTTCTATAAATTCTAAAGATGAAATAAACTATAACCCACAAAATGAGATAGAAGATGTAGTAAGAAATGTACATATGATACTAAGAGTTACAAAGGAAGAACAGCCTCTAATGAGAGATTTTTCTTTGGATAGTGATATGGTAGATAAAAACATTCCTGTAATTAAGAACAAGTTAATCGGCTTACTAATGACTAATTTAAAGAAATATGAACCAAGGGCACTGCTTAAAAATTTAGATTTAAAGTTGGAAAATAACGACTTAGAAATAATGCTAGAAATAGAGGTGATTATATGAACGAAGATACTTATGAAATTATCGAAGCTAATGCTGAAGAACTGAGACAGCAAATGCAAGAAAAGTTCGAAGAGTTAAGTGGAAGAAAAATCTCTAAACACTCTCCAGAAGGGCTTATCTTTGCTAGTGTTGCATACCTAATAGCTATGAGAGAAGAAAACTACAATGATAATCTAAAGCAAAATTACTTAAAATATGCTAGAGATTACAGATTAGACCTGTTGGGAGATAGGTATGGAGATAGAGGATTAAGACTAGAAGAGCAATATGCTAAAGCTACTTTTAGATTCCATATCATATCTGCTAAACAAAAGAAAATAGTTATCCCAAAAGGAAGCTTAATCAGATATAATGACCTTTATTTTGAGACAAATGAAGAGTATTCTATTGCAGAAAACACCTTACACGTAGATGGTATTGCTACATGTAAAACACCAGGAACAATAGGAAATAATATTCCTGTTGGACACATCAATACAATGGTTGACTTATATCCTTACTTTTCTAAAGTAGAAAATATCACTATTTCAAATGGTGGAACTGACTTAGAAGAAGATGAGGTCTATAGAGAGAGATTAAGACTTGTACCTGACTCGTTTTCTGTTGCAGGTTCAGTTGGAGCTTATGTATTTTGGACTTTATCAACATCTCCAGAGATAGTTGATGTTACTGTTAAGAGTCCAAACCCTTGTGAAGTTGAAATCTATGTACTTACAAAAGATGGGGTTCCTTCTGAAGAATTGAGAAATCAAGTTTTAAAGGTTGTGAATTCTGATGAAATAAGACCCTTGACAGATAAGGTTACTATAAAAAGCCCTGAAGTTGTGGATTATAAAGTTGAATTTGATTATTACATAAATAAAGCTGATGAAATCAATATTAACTTAATAAAAGCTAAGGTACAAACAGCAGTAAATGAATACATAGAATGGCAAAAAAATAAGTTAGGAAGGGACATTATTCCAGATGAGCTAATCAAAAGATTAAAACTCGCTGGAGTAAAAAGAACTGTTATAACATCTCCAGTTTACAAAAAACTAGAGCCACATCAGTTCGCTAAGTGTAATGCTAGCGTAGTAATCAATTATCTAGGAGTTGAAGATATATGATATTAGTTGATGACTTGAAATTAACAGACATTGCAGCAGTATCTACTTTAGATGATGCTACAACAAAATGGATATATGAATCTATAGACTATGTCTTAAGAAGCAGAAACTCTATCATAAACAGTGAATTAAAAAAGCTTGAAATGATAGATTTAATGAATGAGCAAGAAATTAATATGTTGTTATGGGAATACTCTATATACACTAAAAATGCAACTCTTGAAGAAAAGAAAAAAATAGTTAAAAGGGCTATATTTTCTAAAATTAACATGGGTACAACTAAGGTATTAAAAGATGTGTGCGGTCTGTTGTACAAAGGGTTTGATGTAAAAGAATGGACTGCTTACAATGGTAGACCTGGAACTTTTAGAATATATACAGATAAGAAAATAGTAGATCCTAAAGAGTACAGAGAATTAATGGAAAACATAGAAGCTAATAAGAATGTTAGAAGCCACTTAGATTATATAGAGTTAAAACAAGTAAACACCTCTAATTACTACATATCTGGCTTTAAAGAAATGACTTTGTTGGCAACTAAGGAAAATAAAAAGAAAGATTTTACTGTAAATAGCAACATTTACATAAAAGCATATAAGCAAATAACAGGAGGTATGACTAAATGAAATTTAATGGGATAACTAAAAAAGGTAGAGAATACTTGGCTAAAATACAGGCAGAGAACAAGCCTATTAACTTTTCTAAGATTAAAATAGGTGATGGTAGACTAGATAACTATGATAACCCTGCGGAGCTAGAACATTTGATTAATCAAAAAGTTGAGAAAGGAATATTAACCCTAAACCAAGAACATGATACAGTTATTTTGACAACTAACATCGATAATGTGAGTCTTAGAACAGGGTATTATCCAAGAGAAATAGGAGTATTTGTTAACGATAACGGGCAAGAGATAATGTACTATTATATGAATGACGGAGATGAAACTTCTTGGATACCGCCAGAGACAGATGGACCATTCAAGATAGAATTGAAACTTAACTTAATCGCATCTAATGCTCAGTCTATAATTGTGGAAGGAGTTGGAAAAGATTTATACATCACAAAAGAATTCTTAGAAGCTAACTATACTCAAAAAGGAGGATACACAGGAACAGCTCAAGAAATAGATGATAGAGTAGTTTCTGCATTAGGAAAAGAAGATGGAAAATTCCCTTTAACAGAAGCCGTAAAAGGCAATGTTTACTATTTTCCTGGCAACAAAAAATTCTACATTTGTAAAGAAGCTCAAACCAGAAGAGTAAGTGTTCCAGATGGGAACTTTGAAGAGTTGTCTATATGGGAAAATCGTAAGAGATTGGAAAATCTATCAATATTTAAAGTTCAAGAATTATATTCAACTCCAACTGGGATAAAATTTACTGTGTTTCAGTGTGGTATTTTAATTCTTGTTGCTGCTTATACATACAATACAGAAAAAGTAAATTATGGAATTACATATAAATGTAATTTACCTTATAGTTGTCATAATACTGCAACATCCATCACAGGAAATATTGGAACTAGCGGGCATTTTTCTTTAGTTAATAATGTTTTAATGGTTTCTTCTACAGATATTAGAAACCCTCTCACAAATACATTTATGGGACAGTTAACAACTTTTTTAAAATAAAATTTAACTTAACCATTTATAGATAAAATTTGACCAATAAAATTATTATCAGCTGTAGAATTTGAGTAACTTGAATGAATAATTGATATTACATTATTTTTGAAACTTAGTCCAAATTCTCTAATATCTGATGTTATCCCAAGATTAAAGAAAATATCCCTATTTCTTATAATTTCTGTTCTCAGAGTTATAGGCTGAAAATAGTAGAAATTACCATCGCTCCCATAGTTTATTCCTATTATTTCTATAAATTTAGAATTATCAGGGATACTACCTAGCACTTGTCCTTTTATTGATGCTCTACCATCAAAAATTTTTGAATATTTAAATAGATTTTCCATTCTTATTGGAAAATTTATTCACAAAATATGGAAATTTTTCAACAGACAATTATAAAATTAGTGGGAATATTTCGTTAATTTTTAAAAGTAATTCTAATGATATTTTAAATCAAAAATTTTCAGTTTCAGAAAATGGCTTATACTTTATATCTGCAACTCAAAGAGTCACAAATACTAGTGATACTTCTGAAAGTGTAACAATTATGATAAACTCTAGTATTGCAACTAGGCATGATTTTAATATACCTGTTGTATCGAACAGGAGAGAAACCAATGCAACAATAACTACTGTAGCATACTTAACTACATCTGATGTAGTTAATGTTACAAGAAGCCATTGTGATTATATATGTAGACAAAGAGATTTATTTATATTAAAACTATCTAATTAGCACATTCATAAACTATCGTAGTTTGTAAGTTTCTAAAAGTTCCATTTGAAGCATTATGTGTATAGAATTTTCCTTGTGCAGTTAATCTAATCCAGTGGTAATCCATAGATTCCGAGTGCTTAGAGACTCCAGATATGTGTACATCTGTCTTTGGTCTAAATTCTGTTGGCAAGTCTGTTGCATTATACAGCACGTTTGGAGCCCCTACTCTAGAATACTTTATCTCTAATATACAGAAATTCATAATTTTAAAGACTTTAAAATCTATATACATATCTGACCTAACATCAGATGTATTATTGTATGTATAAGTCTGTATTTTGAATAGATTTTCCAGACTATAAATTTTATATAATATCTATATCAATTTTTTGGAGGGATATTATGAATTTAGTAGTATTAGAAAATTTAAAAAAGGAAAATGTAGAAGTTTACTTAGAATATCTTAACAGTTGTAAGAGCAGTAATTGGGAGACGTGGGAGACCACGTATAAAACTTACTGTAACAATTTTAAGTTGTTCCTAATGTGGTTTCAAAAAGCTCATAAAAATAGATTACTTCTTAGTAAGGATACACTGATGGAAATGCCAACAATAATAGAAAGTTACAGAAATTATTGTAGAAACTTAGGAAACAGTAAAAGAACTTTAATGAATAAGACTACTGCTATATCAACATTCTATGCTTGGTGTGTTAGAAGAAACAAAATAAAGTATCATCCATTTTCAGAAAAATTAGATAGATTGAGATTTACAGAAAAAGATAAGGTTAGAAATAGTTATTTCTTAACAACAGAACAAATTTTAACGGTAAGGCTTTATATGCAGGTAGAAAACAAAAAATATGATTTACAAGATAGAATTCTATGGGAACTATTTCTTGATAGTGCCTGTAGGATATCAGCCATTCATAGCTTAAAATTAAGTCAATTAGACTTAGAAAATGGATATTTCAAAGATGTTAAAGAAAAGGAGGGATATGTAGTAAATGCCTTCTTCTTTAATAAATGTAAGGAATTACTTAAAGAATGGTTGAAAGAGAGAGAAGAAAAAGAAATAGAATCTGAATACTTATTTATAGCAAAATACAAAGGAAAATATGCTCAAATGACACAAGGAGCTATTCGTGGAAGAATAAAGAAGCTAGGAAAAATTCTAGGAATAGAGGATCTATATCCTCACACTCTTAGGAAAACTAGCATTAATTTAATAAATAATTTAGCTGGACTAGGATTAGCTTCAAGTTATGCTAATCATTCTAGCAGTGGTGTCACAAGTAAACACTATATTCAAAAAGTAAGTGCTACCGAAATAAGAAATACTCTTATTGTAGCAAGGAAAAAATTAGGTATTTTTTAATGAGATTTTTAAATTTATTCAAATTTTTATGATTAAAAATGTATTTTTGAGAGCTTTTTATATAAAATTCTTAGATTTTATATTTAAGAAAATCTATAAAAATAAGTTCAAAGTTACAAAATTTATTCTAAATTTCTTTATAAATTTAAAAATCTACTCACATTTGAAAGGAGAGATGTTATGTTTTACATTTATTCAAAAGAGAAAAAATCAAGACTCGCATTCACTGTTAATTTAACAGCTGACGAAGTTATGCAATTCATGGAAGGTAATTTATTCCTGGATTATCCAGAACTTACTCCGTCACAATATGTTGTAATTGAAAGAAATGAAGCTTTCAAATATCCAACATATGATGAAGCTACAAACACTATAAGAGAGATGACAAGAGATGAATTGATTGAAGAAGGTATCGAGGTTCAGCTAGCACCTGGAGAGTATATAGAAGATAAGAAATTAAAGGTTGTACCTCAGCCTAGCTCTTATCATACGTGGAACTCATCTACACATACTTGGGATATAGATATGGAAGATGTTAAAAGAACTTTCAGGCACAAGTTTAGAGAAATACTGCTAGATAAGATGTTTGGCTCATATGAGCATAATGGAAAAATATTCCAAATGCAAGAATATGATGAAGTTAATTTTATGAGAGTCAAGATGGCCTTGGATATGGCAGGTGAAATCGAAGATTATGATGTAATTAAAGATGCATTAAGTACTTTAGGTATTCCTGTAGACGCAGAGCTAGAAGAAAAAATCAAAATGGCTATGAAAGCTGGAAAATTAAAGCAACTTTTAAAATCTCTACCAACTCAATGGAGACTGAAAGATAATTCTATTGCATCTATTTCATTGGGAGAATTAAATCTAATTTACTTCTCTTGGATATTAAGAGTTATTGCTGCTCAAAACAAATACACAGCTATAACTAAGAAAATAAGGGATGTTTCAACAGTTAAAGAATTAGAGGCTATTAAATGGGATTAAATAAATTAAAGGTAGTTTTATATAGCTACCTTTTTTTAATTGGCTTAAACAGGCTTTCACAAGGTCATTTTTAGGAGGTGATTTTAAATGTATACATTATCAGAAACAAGTTTAAAAATGCTGAAAGGGGTGCATCCAAACCTGGTAAATTTTATGACAGAACTTATAAAAATAAGCCCCTGGAACTTTAAAATAACTGCTGGGGTTAGAACAGCTGAAGAACAGAACAAGCTATATCAAAAAGGGAGAACTCTTCCAGGAGCAAAAGTAACTAAAGTAGATGGCTACAAGCTGAAATCTAACCATCAAATTAAGTATGATGGGTTAGGTTATGCTGTAGATATTGGTGTTCTGGTAACAGAAAAGGTTATAGAAAAAGTTAAAGAAAATGGGAAAGAAGTAGAAAAAGAAATTGAAAAAACAGTTTATAAGGGAAGTTGGAAAGATTTCCATTACTATCAAGACATATATAACACGGCTAAAAATGCTGGATTGTTAGAAAAATATAGCATTGAATGGGGTGGAAATTGCTGGAGAACTTTTAAAGACGCTCCGCATTGGCAGATTAAAGGTGCAGACAGAGTTGCTTATAAGTAAAGGAGTTATAGAAATGGAAAGTTTTTTAGACAGAATAATAAAAGAAAAAGATGATTTGCAAGAGAAAATAATCAAGTTAGATAGATTCTTTACTACAGATACTTTTGAAAATCTGTCTCCAGTAGAGAAAATGCACTTAAAAGACCAAATGCGGTACATGAGTGCATACCTTAGTACTTTAAGACAAAGAATTAATTTCTATGAAAGCAAGGAGGGAAAACATGGAAATGACTAGATTAAATACTATGCCAATTGATGATAAATATTGGGAAGTTTTAGAAGATTATACTTACAGAACATCTATGGGACTTGTGACTGTCCCAAAGGGGTTTAAAACAGATTATGCCTCAGTTCCGAGAATTTTTAGAAACATAATTAACAGCTATGGCAAGCACGGAAGAGCAGCAGTAGTCCATGACTGGCTATATTCTAGTAGATGTACTTTAGATGTTACTAGAGAAGAAGCTGATGAAATATTCTTAGAGATTATGTCAGAATGGGGAGTGGGTGTAATTAAAAGAAATTTAATGTATAGAATGGTTAGACTTTTTGGAGCTAGCCATTTCAGAAGAGGTGAGTAAATTGGAAGATTTTTTTATAAGTGCTAAAAATGGAATTGCCATGGTTTGGACAGGTTGGATATCTGTGTTAGTATGGGCATTAGGTGGTTTTGACTTATCTGTAAGAGTCTTAGTATTTCTTATGTTAGTAGACTATATAACTGGAATTTGGGCTGGATACATAACCAAAACTGTAAATAGTACTAGAGCCTATAAGGGCATAAGTAAGAAAGTTTTTATACTAATTATAGTCTCTTGCTCCACAGTTATAGAGCAGCTTGTGCCTAACGTTGGAATTCGTAATTTAGTTATAGTTTTCTATGTAGCTACAGAGTTTTTATCTGTAATAGAGAATGCTAGCAAGTTAGGATTACCTATCCCTGAAAAGCTTAAAATAGCATTAGAACAGTGCAAGGGAGATAAATGTAATTCTAAAAATGCGGATCCAAAAGATGTAAAGCCAGAAAAATTAAAAGAGAAAGATTTTGATGAAGAAATTAAATAAAATAATGGGGTAGATTTTATACTACCCCTCTTTTTTTATTGCTTGAAAGTATGAATTTATCTACATTTAAAAAAAATAAAAAAAATATCAAAAATATTAAAAAAAAGTGTTGACATATACACTTGTATATGATATACTTAAATCAAGTTAAGGGAATGCTTAACAAATAAAAATTAAAAGGAGGTCATGAAAATGACAAAATTATGGAAAGAAGTAAAAGGATTAGTAAAAGGAACTAACGTAGACAAGGACAATTTAGACAAAGAAACTGGGTTATGTACAGTGGATCTAATCGGAGGGGAATTCAATGGTTGGGCAGTTGCAGGGCAAATTATTGATGACGAATTAATAATCGATGATAACGCAAAAGTATACAACCCTGCTGAATAAGAAAAAGCCTACTAAATAGTAGACTTTTAGAAATGGTATAGTTACCGAGCCTAAGTAATTGTACCATTTCTTTTTATAAATGTAAAGGAGGATAAATGGAAAAAGATAAAGCTGTAAAAAAATATAGAACAACTGAAAAAGGAAGAAAAAACACATATTACACAAATACAAAAAGTGCATGTAAAAAATTTTTATTAACTATGTCTACAAAAGAAGATTTTGAGTTAGCAAAAACTTGGCTTGAAGAAGGTGAAAAAAGATGGAAGCTTTAAGAATTGTCTTAAAACAAAGTTCAGCGAATTATAGAAAAGCAGGAACGATAGATAATAAGATGACTTATCCTTTACCTATACCTGCAACAGTGATAGGAGCATTACACAATATATGTGGCTATAGAGAATATCATTCTATGGATATTAGCATTCAAGGAAATTTTGAAGCAGTATCTAAAGATATGTATAAAAACATAACTGTCTTGAATACGATATCTGACAGAGGGACACTCGTTAAGATGATAGCTCCAAATGCAATTTCTAATGCTTATATAGAAGTTGCAGAAGCAGTGGATGATAATGCAAATTTCATAACTGAAAAAAATATAAAAATAAAAAATAAGGAACTTCTTGAAGAATTTAAGAATTTAAAAATTTTAAAAGAAAAGTTAGATTCAGAAAAAAAGCTAAAACTCGAAGAATTTAAAACAAGAAAAAAAGAGTTATCTGATAAAGATGAACTAAAAAAAATAAGATCTGAAGAAAAAAACTATAAAGAAGAGTTTAAAAAGTTTGAAGACGAAAACTATTCAAAGCCTTACAGTCAATTTAGAAGTATCGTAAAAAAGCCAATGTTCTATGAGCTTTTAAACAATATTTTCTTAATACTTCATATAAAATCAGATGAGAAAACCTTAAAAGATATAGAAAATAATATTTTCAATTTACAATCAATAGGAAGAAGTGAGGACTTTGTTGAAGTTGTCGAATGTAAAAAAGTTGAGTTACAAGAATTTGATACCGAAATAAAATCTGCTGAAGGACTATCTATATATCTAAATTATAACGATTTTCAAGAAGAAAAAATATTTAATTTAGATGTAGATGGAAATGTAGTAAAATCTGGGACTAAATACTATTTAGATAAATACTATAAAATAGTTAATTTAAAAAGAGAATTTGAAAAAACTTTAGCTATTTATAGTAATTATTTTAAAGCTAATAATAGTAGTGAAAATGTAAAATTGGATGAATATAACAATACAAAGTTATTGGTAAACTTCATATAAAAAAAGAGGGGTATGACGTCCCCTCTTTTTCTTGGATTCTTGAAAAAAAACCCATTAACATTTACATAGTCTAATCATATCATAAACTAAAAATATTTTCAAGTTTTGTTATAATTAAAAAAATTTAAAAAAAATTTAAAAAAAAGTATTGACATACTTGTACAAGTATGATATTATTAAAGTACCTCATAGGAAAAGGAGGTGATAAAATGAAAATCCAATTTAAAATTGTGATTGGGAGTTGGTCGCTAACAATTACAATTACTAAAAAGGAAAAGTAATTTATCCCCCCTCTTCTGAGGGGTAAACTAAGAATGATATGATCTTAGCTTCAGCTACTTAGATTATATCACTTCTTAAATAATAAATCAAGGAGTGATGAAGATGTTAAAAGAATTAATGAACCATAATGAACTAGGAGTAAAATTTTATAGAGATGAAAACGCAGTAATCTTTGTAGAAGATGAAAAAATAGGAGTTATCCTAAAATTGTCTGTCTATGAAAATATATTTATATTTCACAGACAAGGAAATGATGTCGAAGCTATTAAAAGACAAATAGAAATAGCTAAACATTATGATGAAATAATGGCTGGAACTTGGAGACCAGAAACTGAAAGAAAATTTACAAGAATAAGATAGAGGGGTAAAAAAACCCCTCCAAATATAAGGAGGATAAAATGGAAAAAAAAAGAAAGGGTTATAAAACTCAGGAGCAGCAAAATGAAGCTAATAAGAGATATAGAGCTACAGAAGAAGGTAAAAAGAATACAAAGCACAGCACTTATAAAAGTCGTGCTAAAGTTTTTATAAAAGAAATGGCAAGTTTTAAAGAGCTGGAAGAACTTAAGAAGTTAATAAAAGAAATGGAGGAATTGAAAATGAAAGAATTAAAAAAATTATATGCTGAATGGAGAAAAGTAAGTGAAGAAATGCTAGAAGAAGGATTTAAAGGATCTATAGACTGCGGGGATAAAGCAGTAAGAGAAGATTTTAGCAATTATGCAGAACTTCAAGAAATTATTTCTTTTGAAGAAATGTTAGAACTAGAAAAAGAATATATTAGAAAAGAGCAGGATTAATTTCCTGCTTTTTAAAATTATTCTCGGATATGATACACTCAAAATAATTATTAGTTTTATATCTTAAAATTTCTTACAACAGACAAAAAACAGACAATTCAAAATATGTTATGATGTAGTCTATATTAAACTATTATTATCTTATTATCCATTCCTAGGCACCATTTTATTTATAAGCATTGATGAATTATCATTAATGTTTTTTTTTATACAAAAATGACAAAAAAATAAGCTTTAATTTTCTTGCCAAAAAGTCAAGAATGTTATAAAATTAAACATAGTAAAAAATTATGAGGTGAGTTATTTGAAAAAAACAAAAATAGTTTGTACTATTGGTCCTGTGACTGAATCAGTAGAAACTTTAAAAGAGCTATTAAATAGAGGAATGAATGTAATGAGATTAAATTTTTCTCATGGGGATTACGAAGAACATGGAACAAGAATAAAGAATTTTAGACAAGCTATGTCTGAAACTGGAAAAAGAGCAGGTCTATTACTAGATACTAAGGGACCTGAAATAAGAACAATGTCTTTAGAAGATGGAAAAGATGTAAGTATAAAAGCTGGGCAAAAATTTACATTTACAACAGATCAATCAGTTGTTGGGAATAGTGAAAGAGTTGCAGTAACTTATCCAGACTTTGCAAAAGACTTAAAAGTTGGAGATATGATTCTTGTAGATGATGGTCTAATAGAATTAGATGTTACAGAAATAAAAGGAAATGAAGTTATATGTATAGCTAGAAATAATGGAGAATTAGGACAAAAGAAAGGTATAAATTTACCTAATGTTTCTGTTAATTTACCAGCTTTATCTGAAAAAGATATAGAAGATTTAAAATTTGGTTGTAAAAATAATATAGATTTTGTTGCAGCTTCATTTATAAGAAAGGCTGAAGATGTAAGAGAGGTTAGAAAAATTCTTCATGAAAATGGAGGAGATAGAATACAAATAATTTCAAAAATAGAAAGCCAAGAGGGGCTTGATAACTTTGATGAAATCTTAGAAGAATCTGATGGAATCATGGTAGCAAGAGGGGATCTAGGAGTAGAAATTCCTGTTGAAGATGTACCTTGTGCACAAAAGATGATGATCAAAAAATGTAATAGAGCAGGAAAACCTGTTATTACAGCTACTCAAATGCTAGATTCTATGATTAAGAATCCAAGACCTACAAGAGCGGAAGCAAATGACGTTGCTAATGCTATAATAGATGGAACAGATGCCATAATGCTTTCTGGAGAAACTGCAAAAGGAAAATATCCTTTAGAATCAGTTGAAGTAATGGATAAAATTGCTAGAAAAGTTGATCCAACTATAGTTCCATTTTTTGTAAAACATGTTACAGCTAAAAATGATATAACTTCTGCTGTTGCTGAAGGAAGTGCAGATATAAGTGAAAGATTGAATGCAAAACTAATAATAGTTGGTACAGAATCTGGAAGAGCTGCAAGAGATATGAGAAGATATTTCCCTAAAGCAGATATCTTAGCTATAACTAATAATGAAAAGACAGCTAACCAATTAATCTTAACAAGAGGAGTAATTCCTTATGTTGATGCAACACCAAAAACATTAGAAGAATTCTTTATTTTAGGGGAAGCAGTTGCTAAAAAATTGAATTTAGTTGAAAAAGGTGATATAGTAATAGCAACTTGTGGAGAAAGTGTATTTATCCAAGGAACAACAAACTCAATTAAAGTTATACAAGTAAAAGCATAGTTAAAATTTAAAGGAGGAATGCAATGACAGGTATAGTAGAAGTAATAGGAAGAGAAATTTTAGACTCAAGAGGAAACCCTACAGTAGAAGTAGATGTAGTATTAGAATGTGGAGCAAGAGGAAGAGCAGCTGTTCCATCAGGAGCTTCAACAGGAAGCCATGAAGCAGTTGAGCTAAGAGATGAAGATAAATCAAGATATTTAGGAAAAGGAGTTTTAAAAGCTGTAAACAATGTAAATACAGAAATCAGAGAAGCTCTTTTAGGAATGGATGCTTTAAATCAAGTAGCTATAGATAAATTAATGATAGAATTAGATGGAACTCCTAACAAAGGAAGACTAGGAGCAAATGCTATTTTAGGTGTTTCTCTTGCAGTTGCTAAAGCTGCTGCTGAAGCTTTAGGACAACCTCTATATAAATACTTAGGTGGGGTAAATGCTAAAGAATTACCTTTACCTATGATGAATATCTTAAATGGTGGAGCACATGCTGACTCAGCTGTTGACTTACAAGAGTTTATGATACAACCAGTTGGAGCAAAATCTTTCCAAGAGGCTATGAGAATGGGAGCTGAAATTTTCCATCACTTAGGAAAAATTTTAAAAGCTAATGGAGATTCAACAAATGTTGGAAATGAAGGAGGATATGCACCTTCAAAAATCCAAGGAACTGAAGGAGCTTTAAATTTAATATGTGAAGCTGTTAAGGCTGCTGGATATGAATTAGGAAAAGACATCACTTTCGCTTTAGATGCTGCTTCAAGTGAATTCTGTAAAGAAGTAGATGGAAAATATGAATATCATTTTAAAAGAGAAGGTGGAGTTAAAGACACTGATGCTATGATTAAATGGTATGAAGAATTAATAAACAAATATCCTATCGTTTCAATAGAAGATGGATTAGGTGAAGATGACTGGGATGGTTGGGTAAAACTAACTAAAGCTATAGGAGATAGAGTACAAATAGTTGGAGATGACTTATTTGTAACTAACACTGAAAGATTGAAAAAAGGAATAGAATTAGGAGCAGGAAACTCTATCCTAATAAAATTAAATCAAATAGGTTCATTAACTGAAACTTTAGATGCAATAGAAATGGCAAAAAGAGCAGGATATACTGCAGTTGTATCTCACAGATCAGGAGAAACAGAAGATGCTACAATAGCTGACGTTGCTGTTGCAACTAATGCAGGACAAATTAAAACTGGTTCAACTTCAAGAACTGATAGAATGGCTAAATATAACCAATTATTAAGAATTGAAGAAGAATTAGGATCTGTTGCACAATACAATGGAAAAAATGTTTTCTACAATATAAAAAAATAGTTTAAAATATTGCCCCTAAAATCTTAAAGTAAGATTGAAGGGGCAGTTTTTTTACCCTTGTAAAAAAGCAAAAAAAGTTGTAAAATCTAATTAGGAATAAATTAGTATAAAATTTGCAACAGGAGGGTAGAAATGAATAAGGTTATAAAGAAAGAGGATTGGAAGGTTTCTGTTTGGGCAGGAGGAACAACAAATGAGATTTTTATTTACCCTGAAGATTCTAGCTACGCAGATAGAATTTTTAAAGCCAGAATAAGTGTTGCAACTACGAATAATGAAGAAAAATCTCTTTTCACAAAACTTCCTGGAGTAGAAAGATATATATCAAAACTAACTGGAGATATGAAACTTCAACATACAGGTCATTATGATGTTGAAATGGAAGATTATCAAATAGATAGATTTAAAGGAGACTGGGAAACTTATTCTTGGGGAAAATTTGAAGATTTTAACTTGATGTTAAAAGGAATAAGAGGAGATCTATACTATAGACAAATCAGAGGTAGGTGTAGATTACATCTTGAAAAAGGTAGTACAATAGTATTTTTATATGTTATAGATGGAAAGATTAATGTCAATGGAATAGATCTGGAAACAGAAGATTTCTATATAACAGATGATAATATTTTAGATGTTTTTGGAAATAATCCAAAAATATATTATGGTTTCATTAAGGAATGGGATCAATAGATGAAGATAATATTTTCTCCAAGTAAGGAAATGAGAGAAGAAAATATTTTTGAAAATAAAAAAATTGAATTTACTGAATCTCCATTTAAAGATAAGACTAATATTTTAATAGATATATTGAAACAAAAATCAATAGAAGAAATAGAAAGTATAATGAAATTAAAAGCTGACTTACTAACTAAAACATATAAAGATATACAAAATTATGATAAGTTAAAATATATTCCAGCTATTTCAATGTACTATGGAGTTTCATTTAAAGAATTAGAATTAGAAGCTTATTCTGAAAAATCTTTAAAATATTTGAAGGATAAGCTTTTTATTTTGTCTGCACTTTATGGGCTATCGAAGCCTTTTGATTTTGTGAAAAAATATAGACTGGATATGACTATGCCAATTGTAGATAAAGGTTTGTATAATTTCTGGAAAAAAGAAATTAATGAATATATTTCAAAATCTCTTGCTAAAGATGAAGTTTTATTGAATTTAGCCTCAGGAGAGTTTTCAAAGCTGATAGATACTAAAAAAATTAATATGATTAATATTGATTTCAAAGAAGAAAAAGATGGAACTTATAAATTTGTAAGCACCTATAGTAAGAAAGCTAGAGGGAAATTTTTAAATTACCTTGTGAAAAATCAAATAGATAGCCTAGAAGAAATGGAAAAAATTAATTTAGATGGATATACACTTAATAAAGACTTATCAAACTCTAAAAATTTAATTTTTATTAGAAAAAATTTCTAAAAAAATTAAAAAGTATTTGACAATGGTGTTTATATATGGTAGACTTATAAGGTACTTTAGGACGGAATATAGCGCAGCCCGGTAGCGCACCTGCCTTGGGAGCAGGGGGCCGCAAGTTCAAATCTTGCTATTCCGACCATT